GCCGTCTGACCAGTTAACTCTTGTTGACCTGTAAATGTCTTTTCACCCGCAATAGTTTGATCTCCCGTAAGATTAACAGTGCTATCTATAGGTGCCTTACTTGGATCACTAGCATTTAATACAGACCACAAGCCATTCGCGCGGATGAAACTATGCATGCCGCCAGCAGGTATATCAACATAGTCAACCGAGTTTCCAAACTGGTCTTTGTATTGTGCGGCAGAACCATCTAGGTAAATTCGACTGTTGCCTGTTGCAGCTGCTTTAATATGGACAATACCGTCTACTGTAGTGTTTTCCAAGACGTAATAGGTTTCACCTGCAAAATCACTTTGTATTGAAAAACCTAAGTCAGAATCAGTAATGTCGTAAGTTGCTGGAGTTGTCCCAACAGTAGTTGCCACCTTAAAACCATTGATGCTCTCTTTTGGCAGCTTGCTGGAGAGAGCTGTCTGCTGAGCTGTGCTTACTGGTTTATCCGCATCGCTTGTGTTCTCAACGTCCCCGAGACCTATGGTAAATTTTGACGTTGATCTTTTACCTACTTTAGTGAATCCAACTTGTAAATTTCCAGTCCCAGCAGAAACTAGAACCCTGATTCGGTTTGATGTCACTAGTATAATGTGGTTTTGATCTGTAGATCCTGATGTAGTAGTTCCAATAATACTATGCCAACCAGATAAATCACGATATTGCAATGCAACAGTATGTCCTGCGGTTAATCCAGTTATTGTAACCCCATAATACGCCCCTACTTCAAGGTTGTCAAAAATGTTTGTGTCTGTTATGGTTGCCATAATTTAGTTTTGTTAAGTGTTGGTAAAACCTTACCTCTGCATCGAAACTATAGAGGTAAGGTTAAATTGCAATATTAAGTTGCAATAATTATCCAGCGGATAGAGTTAGAACTCCACTGTCTGACCAGATTGCACCTGCTACTGACGGATCAGTCGTGGGGACGTTGGTTAGGACTGGTGCATTTAGTGCCGCTAGGATTGAATTAGGGACATCAGCAGCGTTAGCGTTGATGACGTCTTTTACTTCATTCATGTCTTTAGTTTCAAAGCGTGAATTTCCTAGCTTGCCGAAGTTACCTTCCTTTTTTTCGTATGTTATTTGTGTTTGTGCCATTGTATTGTTTGGTTATTGGTTAGTTTGGTTTTGGTTAGAGCTTAGTGATTGTTAGTGACATTTCAAGTGGGGTGAAAGCTTTTGAGGTTTCATCACAAGCTACTCTTGCAACTATATCATCAGATGCAGTTGCATTAATGATACCAGAGAATGATACTGAATCAGTCAATGTCCCCGTCAAAACCTCTCTCTTACTTTTGCAGTTACCGTAAACCGCTGTTTGAGTTGAGTTGTATAATTGGAAAGCATAGGTTGATGCTGTGACGCCAGTAAATGAGCAAGAGAATGAAACTAGGTATTTAGATGTTTGACCCACTGTTATCTTGTTTGTGGCTTTAGCGGGTGTAGATGTTACAGCGTGACCATCTACTCCTTGAGCGGTGTTGAATCCAGTGATGGTGTCAAATGTGTCTCCTGTCCCGTTTGTGGTTTGTGCGGTAGATCCTGCTGTGACGTATATCTCAGCGTAGTCAACTTCTGCTGACAACTCTTGCTGGACAAACGCTGTGTTTGCAACTTGCGTAGTATCCGTGGTTGTAGCGGCTGTAGGTGATGTAGGGACTCCAGTTAAGTCAGGGCTTGCTAATGGTGCTTTTAGAGCTAGGTCAGCCACTAGATCAGTGATCGTTGATTGCGCTTGGGTGTGAGTCCCGTTAAATTCTTCTAGTATGTATTCTCCACCAGAAGCGTCATATTGGACTAGTAGCGCATTACTGGCTAAGGTATGTGGTGATGTCAGTTCAGTTCCTTGAACGTCCTTAACTGTTGAGGTTGACCATGTTATTTCGGATGCTGTAGCACCAGTGTCGATGAGTGAAACGTAACCTACTTGAGTCACGGAATCTAAAGCTAAAGTTGACGCGCTACCTAATACAATCAAACTACCCATGTCAGAGTTAGCTAGATTCTTAGATCCTGCATCGGCTACTGTATCTAATATTGAGAAAGCACCCTTTTGTAGAGCCGTTATATCAGTCTCGTTAGTCTCTATGTTGGTGGTGTTTGTGGCTATGTCTGCGGTATTCGTTCCAGTAGATGCTGCTACTGCGGCATCTGTATAAGCGGTGGTTGCAATTTGTGTTGAGTTAGTAGAAGCAGATGCGGTAGGTGCTACTGGTGTGCCTGTCAATGTAGGACTAGCTAGTGGAGCTTTATCTCCAAGGTCAGATACTAGATCAGTAATGGTAGATTGCGCTTGAGATCCAGTATGAGATGATCTTGCAACACTAGCTGTAGCGGCTGTATCCGCATACGCTGTGGTTGCAATTTGTGTTGTGTTAGTCGAGGCAGATGCTGTTGGGGCTAATGGTGTCCCTGTAAGCTCAGGACTAGCTAGTGGAGCTTTATCTCCCAGATCAGATACCAAGTCGGTGACTGTAGATTGTGCCTGTGCGCCCGTGTGATTTCCTCTAGCTAGTAGGTTAGCAATAGTGTAAGTAGAGTATGACCTGCTATCTAGTGATTGATTAACATTATCCCCGTCAGGTAAAACCAGTATAGCGTCTCCCGTGCCTGATGATGATGCAATAGTGAATGTTCTGGTGGCTACGGCGTCCTCAACGAATGCGGTAGTTGCAATCTTGGTAGTGTCGTCTTCTGATGATGGGGTGGTAGATAAAGGAACTCCTGTAAATGTAGGGCTTGCTAATAACGCAACTCTGCTACCGTTCTCGTATATTTGCAATCCATCAATAGAGTCAGAATACATGTAGCTCCATCGTAGTGATGATTCTCCGAATTGTCCTTCTCCGTCTGCTCTTGGATTTATGTTTGGGGTAGCCATTGTGTTTATTTATTAGATTGATTTAGGGACGATTGTAGATCCAGACTCTTCCCATAGGGTGTCTGTCTGCTCGTTTGAAATATTGATACGCATTGTGTTTCCTATCCCCCGCCATATAGATGTCTTAAATCTCTTTAGTAGGGAGGAGTCTGCTGGAACTAAACTAGTAACACCGCTCGACACTACTGTCTCCCATGGCTGTCCATCGGAGTTCGTTTTAAGTAGGTTTATGCCTGATCTGGTTCTCATTATGCTGATCCTAGTGTTACTGGATTCTTCTGTTGAATTGGTATCGAAAATTTAATGGTCACTCCTTCACCTTCTTTAGTCCCGCTTGATGTGGTGGTGTCTTTACTAGTTCCTTTCACTGATCCAGTTCCGTCACCTGATGTTACTCTGGTTTCGGTGACGTCACCTTTATTGGTGGTGGTGTTAGTCAACTCACTGCCCACCATGGTCTTAGTATTAGTAGAACCAGCTTGGGTGGTGGTCGTGTTTCTGGTGGTATCGGCTGAGTGTCCTTGCGTTGACACGGTTCCTTTACCAGATTTAGAATCTGTTTCCCTTTTAACTATTACCCATACGTTTTCAGCCATTGTTTTGTAGTGTTTATGTTTTAACCTCCCTGCTTATACTCCCATTGTTGGGTCATGTCCTCTTTGTTGGTATCCGCTCCTGATGATGTAGTTACAACATTAGGGTGGGTGATTATAGTATTACTTGTGCCAGCTACACCCGATGGTGCCGTTACTGATGTTGAGTCTCCACCAGTCTTATCGGTGAGTTGTGTAGATTGTGCTGTAGCGGTAGTAGATTCTACTGTGCTTATTGTTCCATCCACTGACCCTGTGGTGTCCTCTCCATCTTTGACTTGGAGTCCAGTGTCTGATCCATTGTTGATCGTCACCTCAAAATCTATTTGAGTAGGTAGTAGCACAGTCAACCCTCTCTGCCTCATTGCTAGGCATGAGTTATTAACAGCCTCCAACGCTTGTGTGATGGAGTCTTCTAGTTGTGATGGGGTAGCTGTGATTACTATAGGCATAATGTTTTACCAACCTCTACGGGTTCTTACTCTGTTTGATGGTGTCCCTGTATTAGGGAAGACTTCGTTCGTGATCTTAGGGAAGATTGAAGCGCCTGATCCTTTGTCCATTGCGATTTCTCTGGTGCGCTCGTTTGCCCATATCTCTGTCTCAGCTAAGTCTGCCTTAGCCATAGGTAGAACGTGAGGGATGATGTATTGATCAGGAACTGGTAAGATTGTGCCGTTATCTAATGATTCAAGTCCTAGTGTAGATGCGTCAATAGCGGCGTCAAACTGGACTGTGGATTCAGTTGTAGGCATAGGGTCAAGACGTAGCATGATTCTAGCTTCATCTCTCTGTGATGCCCCTGTGTTCTCAATGGTGTATCTGTATGGTGATCCTGTCTGTCTGGCTACTGTCGATCCGTATAGTATTCCTTGACCAGCACCGATGCCGTATCCTGCTCCTCTTCTCTCAGCACCCACTCCCTTTAGACCGTCATCATCTCTCACTAGCTTTACACCAGTGTCGAGTATGCGGGGGTCGTTAGTGATTCTACTAACGTTGTAGTCAGTAAGCATGATAGTGTCGAAATAGATTTTTGCTGAGTGGCTTCCTGCTGTCCCACGGAACTCATTGAGTAATGTTGCAACGTCATCTTTAGTAGATATGATCTCGTTCATGTTGACCTCATCACCAATTAGGATGGAAGCACCTAGCATATAGTCCTCTGCCACTAGTCCACCTACTGTAAGACCACCTTCTGTCATAGTAACAGTAACGTCTTTAGGGGCGCGGATGAGATGGGATACTGTTGTGATCCTATATCTCTCAGGGACTGCGGCGAACCAGTTGTAGGTCGCTGAGTTAATGCAATCCACGATGGTTATCTGATCCCTAACGTCCATCGCTGAGAGAGTCCCTGTTAAGGTAAATCTTGCGAGTCGTTCAGCTAGTTGTTTTGCAGTCATTAGATCGGTGCGGATTGTTCGTTTTTAGTTCCTGCGTCTGGGTTAGCAACTCCAATGAATGCGGCGGCACGTTTAGCGTCACCATTGATCATTGAAAGCTTATCCTTCTCAAAGAAGAAATGGGATCTTGTTGCAAAGAACCTAGCCATTGGAAGGAGGGTTGATTCAACATACTTATGAGGCATACCTACTGTCTCAGTCGTTAGGTTGGTTATCTGGGATACACTGTAAGATGGTGCTTCGGTAGTAGCTAGGTAGGTTATGTCAAGGTCTGCTAGTGGTGGTGGTGTTACCATTAGTGTCACCTTAGCGTTATCCTCGCCTACTTGATTCCTAGTCTTGATGAAATAGTATGATGCCTCTGATACACCGTCAGCCTTAGCTTCTGCTTGTGTCTTGCCGTGGAAGCGTTGGTAGAATTGATTGAACTCAGATTGATCTGTTATCCTATGAAGCTCCCTGCTGTTATCAGATGGAATCCATAGTGGGGTCTGCACCTCTTGAATAGAGTCAGGTAAATCAACGCTCCCTCCTGTGGGAACGGTTGCGGTCAACTCGTTCTGCCTAAAGTAGGAATGGGGGGAAGTCCAGATAAGCTGATAAGCCGAGTTGATCGCAGTAGTTACGTCCTCAAAAATATAGGCAGGGGCGAGCGATGGACACTCTATCCAAAGCACTCTTAACACGTTATTTCTGAGTTCTAAAAGGTTCATTTCTTATTCTGGTTTAGGTCTATTCTTTGACCGCCTTCTCTTGACTACCTTCTTAGCGGTCTTCTTGACAGCAGGTGGTGAAGGCATTGGTGGTGTAGCAAGTAGATTAGGTGTAGTAGGGTCAGTAGTGAGCTTGGTGGCTACCTCTGGGTCTTCTTGTTCAGTATCTACATCTTCTTCGTTGTAAGTTACTGGTTCTGGTGCTTCTGGTTCAGCAGGTTTCTCTCCCATTGACTCATCTAAATTGTCTATCTTTGATTTAGCGTAATCTACTAGTTTTTTCTCTTCTTCTGATTCAGCTTTGAAATCTTCTGGTTTCTCTACTGCTACTTCAATTAAAAATGTATAGGCGAATGCCTGTAGTTTGTGCTTATATGCAGAAGGTGTGACCCTTACACATAGTTCGTTAAATTCTGTTTGATCAGTGTAGATTTTGCCATTGGCTATCCACATGTCTTCTAGTCCATTAGGCATCTTAGTCCTGATGAATTTTGCCTCTTGGCATCCTACCTTAATAGGTGCGAAATTTCCCTTGCGGGGAAGACGTAAAACGTATGCTGTTGTTTGTGTATTTGTCATTGTGTTCGTAATATAGAAGAAGGGGTCGAAGCTTGCAAGCCTCAACCCCTTCTAATAACGATTTATTTAATCGAACCCGAAGGGGCTAGTTAATCTAGCTGACTGTAGGGAAGGTAACTCCAGCGATTTCAATCGCGTGGGTAAGGATGAGATAACCCACCTTACGTCCAGAAGCGTCCTCGCATGGCTCTTGTCCGAAGACAGATGTAACGAATACGTCTTTAACAAATCCACCTTCATGTGAATCTTCTGTTCTGCTGTTACGGTGCTTACCATATCCTCGTCTAGCGGCTTGCGCTCCTAGAACTAGAGTATGACCGATAGGGACTCCACTTGCATTTACAAGGTAAATGGTAGAAGTTCCAGCATCGTGCGTGTTGGTGTGAAGATCACCATCCCATGCAGGTGAGCCTGTCCAAGCGTCACCAACTGTGGTGTCACCTGATACGAACTTATCTCCAACGGTAAGCTTGTTACCATCGTTAGCAGAGATTTCATAGAAACCTACTTTTCCAGGATCAGTAGCGGCTTTCGAGCTGTTCACAACTGCAATATAGAAGTCATCATCACCGTATAGGCTAGAAGCCGCAGTGAGTGTGTCAGCTGCAAGGAACTTAAACGTGTGAAGTGGGAAATACTTCATGTAAGATGCACTAAGCGCACCAGCGGCGGCTGAACCACCACCAAGGATAATGCCCGACTGAGTAGTGAAACCATCAGTAGTAGATGATCCGCTAAACGCTTTAGGGTTAAGTGGTGAACCAACTGCTCCATAGCCATCATGGTCAATTGGGTTATACTTCTTGATGATGTTTCCACGAATGTCCGTGTAGCCACCTCCGAAGATGTAGTTTGCGTCTCCGCGAACACCAGCTTCTACCTGATAAGTCTTGTAGTCACTGTCTTGCTCAAGAGAGAAGAGAGTGTCAAGAGTTGCAACAACACAATACTTATTGATTGCGTTACCGTTCTTATCAGTTCCCATCTTAGCAGGTTTACCGTTAAGACGTTGTAGTTGGGTATTACCAGCTACTACAGTGTCGTAATCAAGAACGTCAGCACTCACAAGTGAAGCGATGTTTGCCTTGTTACTAGCGAAGACTTGGTTCTCTGAACCGCCTCTGTGGAGGAAGGACATGAACATCTTCTCTGATTTCTGGCGACCCATCCACTTACCAAGTTGCTCAGGGATACCTACGGTGATTTCTCCACGCATTCCCATGAACTCCTCAGAGCGTTCGGTATAACGAACACCATGACGAAGGTAATCGACTGACAACGTGTAAGTGTGGATCTTGATTGATTCAAAATCGTTCTCATCGTTGAACAGTTCGTCACCATGCTTAGGCTCATTGTAGAGACCAGCCATTTGTGTGAACGTAATCTTCTGCCCCCGACCCTTAGTAGTGTCAGAGATAGTTTCGATAATTGCTGAACTGCCACCCTCCATTGGAGCGAAGAAGTCAGTTGTCTGCTCGAAAACTTCAACGCCTTTGCGCCATAGTTCACGAACTGCACCTGCGTCACCGAAGGCGTTAGATGGGTCATTAGATAGGGCGTTGCCGATACCTTGACCTGTGATATTTGATGTATTATAAGCCATAATTATTTAGTGGGTTGTTTGTTTTGGTTGTTTGGTTTGGTTTGGTTAAACGGAACAACACTAAATACTTATTAGGACAATCTATGCACTTTGACCCATAGACCTTGCCATTTCAGCAAATTGTTCGGGGGTCTTTACTGCATTAATCATCTGTTGCAAGTCTTTAGTAGCTCCAGTGTTTACACCAGTTCGCGATCCTCCGCTGGCTGATGGTAATGGTGCTGATTTCTCTGTCCTTGCAGGCTGGGGTGAGGTGGTTTGCTTGGCTGATTTAGGCGACTCTTTAACTACCTCGGCTACTGGCGCAGGTTTTTGTCCTGCATAGTATGGGGCTACGTTAAGTTTCCTTGCCGCCATTTGAGCTACAAGCAATGGCTTGTTGGCGTCATAATAACGGGGGTCATTAGTCGTCTCCAAAGCATTATCTATCTCCTTACATTCTCTAAAGAAATCTGTATCTTCTTTAGCGAAATCAGGGAATGACTCTACTGCTTTGGTGTATGAACCTTCAAATTGAGTGCTTCTCTCGCTTTCTTCAGAGCGGGATGCGGTAGCTTCTCTTTCGCCAAGAACCTCAATGAGTTCCTCCGCGTCAATGATCTGCTCTCCAAAATCAGCGGCTTCATCCAAGTCACCTTCACGTAATGCCTTGTTTTGCCCCTGACGGAGTTCTTTAAGGTTACTTCTAGCTTCTACTTGGGTTATTCCGTCAAACACATCATCTTCTGATTCAGCTTTGTTATCTGCAACATCATCGGAAGACTGCGCTCTTTGCGCGGGGTCTGGTAGTCCTAAATGATTTCTTGCAAGTGACAATGCCTCCGTCATGGAGATAGGCGCTTGTGCGGAATTAGCCGCTTTGAAAATTCTAAATGCTTCTGCATCCACTTCTTCCTTGGGGCGAAATCTGAATTGGGGATCGCGCTTTTCAGCGTCTTCCTCGTCCTCTTCAGTGTTGCTTTCAGTCTCGGTCTCTGTAGCTTGATCTGCCTCTAGTGCTTCTGCTGACATCGTATCTGTAACAGGGGATTGCTCCTCCTCTTCTTCAAATTCTGCCTCTACAGGTGCATCATCAAGCTCATTAGGGTTCTGCTGGAGTTGGGCTTTCATAGCCTCATACTCGTCTTGATCACCAATGTTATTAACTCTGTCTGTTGGCGATGGATTATCTTCAGTTGCAATTGCAACGTCTAATTGATCCACCTCACCCGAACCTGCATGGTCTGAACCAGCTTGGTTTTCGGATTGGATATTAGTGGTATCGGCTTGCGCCTGACCCTCTACCGTCTCTGTATGTTCCTCTATGGAATCGGTGTTTACCTGATCGCTCATACACACATATTGCAATTGCATGGGATTATTGCAATAACTAAATTAAATTTTTTGACATTTACTTTTCATTTTACGACATGTAGTGTTCTGGTATGGCACTTCCAAATTCAGATTTTACCCACCCACCACTCATTTATCCGCTTACTGGACTTAACCCAGATGAGATGGATTTAGCTGGTGAGTCCAAGAGAAATATAGATGTCACCAACGAGCAAGGAGGTAAGGTTAAGGGTGCGCTAAACTACTTAGCGGGGTTCTCAGAGAATAAGATCACTGATCAAGATGGCTCTCAGCACATAGTATTGTCTCAGAGAATGGGGGATAGCGGGGTAGTTACTGGGGCATCTATCCACCCATGGGTAGTTACGGTTGCTGATGGGTTGGCTACCGTAGGTTCTGGAAAGGTTTTTGACGGTTTACTTAGCGTAACTGAGTTACTAGTTACCTTGTCTACACAAACAGTGGTTGCGGGTGATGTTGTTTATCTTACTTACACTTATTCTACAAATGCTCTTACTGTGGGTGTTAGTTCAGTAGCTGATTTTGAACCTTTTACTCCGTCAACCGCTGACCCCATTACAGCGTCACACACACCAGTTGCCGTAATAGTTGAGGGGGTTGATGACCCCGCTGTTATAACTATCGATCAAATAGCTCGAAACAACTTCGCATTAGTTATGGCACTATTGAACGGTAAATTCATAAAAACCTTACTACCACGATAATGGGTGAGAAGATACATACTTACGATTCTCGCATTACCTTCGTAGATGGTTGGCTCACAGGAGGCACAGATCCCGCAGATGGTAGTGTTGAGTGTGGAGACGGCACAGCCTACCCGCTGGAGGTTACAGTTGACCAACTGGCAGAGATATTTTATAGGGTTAGGGATGCTTGGTTTACATCGGGAAGGATGAATATTGATTTTGGAAGCGGGTCTGAGGAATGGCTATCTTTCTATGGAAGCCCTATAACAACACAATTAGTCAATGAAGAAAATTCGGGAGATAACTTTTCATTCCGTTCATACCATACTGATGGCACATTACCGACGCATCTTAGTTCTTATTTCGGAATCAAATACACCGTCAGGGCTACAGACTATTATGATGTGTCTGATAACGAATTAGCTATGTGGTTGCCTTACGTAAGCGGTGAAGCTCCTGCATTTAACGGATCAGGATCTAACGATTTCAAATGTGGTTTTACGCATTATTCTGAATACGTGGGAGTCACAAATACACCTTCTTTTTACGGTATCTACAACCCATACGCAGTAAGCACCTCTTATGAGCCAGCGAATATTACAGTGGAGATAACAGGCAAGGTCGCTTTCCTGGATGATAATGGATCTGGCGACCCTATGGACTCAGGTAATAAGTTGTATTTAGGTGTGGAATTAAAAGGAGGTATTCAGAGTGCTGATGTTTTTTCTACAGACAGTGATTATGATACTATTAGCTCTATGATGTATGCGGGTGTTGATATGGTATTTAAACTGAGCAACTCAAGCCCATCATGTCCAATTTACCATACTGATAATGGGGATAGTTTCCCAGCGGGGACTAATTTCACTTTAGAGGCAAAAAAATGGTGGGAATATGCAGATAGTAACGGAGACCCTGCATTTGATTCAACTACAGGCGCTCCTATAAATGAAGGGGTTTAACCCCTGTTACTAGCCATATTACTCTTAGATGCATCCTTCTTTACGTTAGGTAGGTTCAGTAGGGCATTACAGGCGTCTAGCACCCCACGCTGGAAGTCAGCCTCTCTGAGGTCTGTATTGACGTTGTTGACCGCCTCCTGAGCCTCATCCCTCTTCTTAGTGAACTCTGGGACTACGACTTTAGCCCATCCCTTACTGCTCTCTAATCTCTCTACGTCTTCTCCTAGCTGTTGAGCTATGCCGTAGTTTCTCTTTCTATCGTTTATATCAATCATGGTATCTTGGATATTCAGAGGTATGGTTCATTGAGATTTTAGAGGACGGTAAGTTATCTTGTGTTGATCCATTGATTTAGTTTTGTCTATCCGTCTCCCTGTAATTGGATGAATAGTATATTGACCCTTTTCATCTTCCAACGCTTCACAAGTTAGACTTTCTGATACATTTTTATTTGTTTTTTCTTTCATAATATTGATTGGTTTAGCTTCCTGTCAAATTATAAATTAGCTTCTGGCTCTGCCGCCATGTTGTTAGATGTGTTTATCGCCTGTGATCCTTCACCACCACCCGCTCCCTCCTGTGGGAGAAAGCCTCCGCCAGATGATTGCGGTGGAAGTTGGAATTCAGATGGTGCGATGATCTCATCTACGTGCGTTATCTGGAAACTCTTGAGCATAGTGCGATATAGGGACGCTAGGCGCTGTTGTAGGGCAGGGGGCAGTGAATAGTATTCGATTACCTTAGCTGTTGCTTGAGACGCCTGTTGAAGCTCCTGCTCGCTCTTATACTTGGTCATCTCTAATCTGATGTCCATCTCAATTGATCTCTCAATATCGTTAGGATCAAACTCTACCTGCAAAGCCTTGTCGTTCTCCGTATAAACAAACATTTCCTTTTTGTCTGCATACGCCATTGAATAGGTCACGAAGGATTTCAACACTTCCTCTAAGCCGTCTTGCATGACCGTTAGGGCAATAGAGAACATCTCCTGACCTGACTTCTCAATATTACGGACACCAGTAGCAAGTTTTGCTGTATCCATGCCTAACATAGCCGCATCATTTGTATTAGAAACACCGCTCATATTAAGGGCTACCTGCATAAAAAACTCAATCTCCTTGTATATCTCGCGACCTTTGATGTCGTAAATAGGCACTACGGTTAGGATTTTTGATGGGTCTACATTGCCTTTAGGGGTATATACTTCGCCTCCATTAAGCTCTAAGTGGGGGTTGTTCTCACCTTCTACTACTTGATCCTTTCTCCAGAAGATGACATTACCAGAACGTGACTGAGATAGACTCCAGCGGTTTACTAGCAGATCGACTACTTCTTGGAGTGGCTGAAATACTTCCATAGTTCCAATACCATGCCAACGACCGTCAACACGGTTTGCTCTGATTACGTCAAATGGTCTTCTGCCGTTAGGTGTGCGGTTAGCTACATAGTCATAGAAGAGTGGGCGCTTGTTCTTACGGTCTAGCATCATTACGATGTCCTCTTGGACTCCATCTTCATCTGCGTCAAAGTGTAGGAACACCTCTGCAATCTCAATGATCGGTTCAGTGATTTGATCCTCATCTGTGCCACCAGAATCTCCAGAGTCACCACCAGCAGACTCTCCTGCTTCTGGTCTAGGCTTGTTGGCACTTGCATTAGGTGCGCTCTCTCCATTGACTAGCTCCTGTAGTGATTCGTAAATCTTAGCTGATGTCTCTCTGGTAGTTCCACCTTCTCCTTCTAGTGCTGATACGTAGAGTGATGCTACCTCAATTGCTGGCTTATCGTAGAGATGGACAACACAATCTGCCTCATCTAGTGACTCTGCATCAATCGGTGCTAGGAAGTCTTTATAGTAAACTGTCTTAGCCTCTGCACCAGCGTATCTTACCTTCTGGCGTTGGACTACCCTCTCTTCAAATATGAGTTCTTCTGGTGATTGATATGGTTCTGGAAGCTGTGTTTCTTGATCTCTCTCAAGTATCCACACTTGTCCTTCTTCTGACTCCATGATTACCCAAGTATCCATCTGTGTGATGTACTCACTGTCAGCGGCTACGAATGGTTCACCGTTTTCTTCTGATACAGCTACTGATAAGCGACTCTTGAATGATGTCCAGTCTTGGCGATAGACCGTCTTGACTACTGACTCACCACGTATGATAGCACCTTCCAACGAACTAATGACTGTATTCTTTAGCTCAGACTTCTTAGCCTTGTATTTAAGATACTTGTCTAGGATTGTCGCTTTGTCATCATCCTGTGCGCCTACTGAGTAAGCACCGAACCATGGGTCTGTTCCAAGGAAGTAACTAGCTGATCTAGCTATCTGTTGCTGTGCGATTCTGCGTGACATTGGCACAGTCAGGTTTGATTCAGCAAATATACCACCAATGAGATACGATCTCCAATCAAGTTGGTTGTGGTAGGTCATCTCATAGAGTTGTCTCTTGCCCATGAATGATCCAGCCGCTTCTTTAATCGTTGCGTTCTCACCACCACCATACCAGCTATGTTGTGCTGTATTGTTTCTGCCTAGTTCTTTCTCAAGGCTAGTGATACGTTGTAGGGCGTGATCTACCATCTTTTGTTCCTGTTCCTCAGTGAGTTCTAGGGGTGACGGAAAGACTACTTTGGTGTTCCTGCTATTCTTACTGTTAGCGTTCTTTAGTGGTTTAGCGGTAGCCATTTTCTCGGCTACTACTTGAACTTGGCTCTTAGGTGATGTGTCTGCTGATGTGTCCATTATTTGTTTTTGTTTTCAGATTGTTGTTTCGCGTGTCTAGCTCTTGCTTCCTTCATGAACCAACCTTCACCTTTTGCGTCATCTTTCGCAAGCTTTTTAGCAAGTGCTTTATTAGCCGCGTCATTTTTCACTGATTTAAGGACTTGGACTTCAGTAATACGATTGTAATGTGAAGCGTAACGTTCATTGATAAAGTCGAACTGCTTTCTGGACATGTCTATCTCAACGCTCTTACCTATAGTAAGGTCATCAAATCTGAATTTCTTACTAGGCTTGCCTCCAATAGGTGCTTGAGTGCTGAATGGGAACTCTTGATTGTATTTGTCAGATCGTTGATCCTCTGGCACTACCTTAGCGTCTTGTGGGTCTAGCATCCAATCTAGCATGTGACCTACTACTGGAACTTTCTTTTGGAAGTATTTACCACGTTCAACTTTTTCTCCGAATTGACCACGCTTTGCGGTTGGTGCATTAGGGTTCTTAGACATGATTGCGTTATCGTCTGCACTAGGTATCACCTCGTATAGTATCATTCTAGCTAATCCAGCCTTTCCCTTCTCATCTAATCCAGTTTGATCCCTGTATTTGTTAGAGTCTTTGATAGGCTGGCGGAATAGATTAGGGATAATAAATGTAGCTATGTTTCTAGCTACCACTGAATTCCCTGACTTCCTCTCGTTTGCAATCATTATTGCGTCATTCAGACTGCTAAACATGGTCTTGTTCTTTAATGCGCCATAAATAGTATTGGCTGCCAAATCTTGAATTACGTCTCCTACATCAACTTTACCCTTTATGAGATTCTTTAAGTTCCTGCCTAAGTCGACAGTTGTGGATAAGGATGTGGCTAATGGGTCAATATTACTGTAGTCAAATGTCTTCTCACCTACTCTTATTCGTAGTCCACCCATGCCTTTTCCTCTGGCTAATGAGTTTTTGGCTTGAGATCCTTCACCTCCCTGATCATCATTTCCGCTAATTAGAATGAATTTCTCATCATCATCGTCATCACCTTCCCCCCAGCTAAGTACCATAGCACCCATTGCGAAGGCTACAATCTGCTCACTTAATTTAGTGATTGCGTGGGCGGCGTCCTCATCAGGGTTTCCGCGATTCATTGCAGCGTATCTAGCTACTTTTGCTGCCGCTATTAAGGCTACTAGTGGGTTGGGAACACGGATTAATGCCGCTCTGAATATGCTCATTATAACATTATTGAATGGTATTAGTCCCACGCGTAATCCTGATCCTAATATTCTAGCTGATTGGAATCCAAATTTACCACCTAGACCACTTACCTCTGAGTGTGCTTTAGCATACTTATCAAGGTCTTTTAGACCTTTGTCAGCTAATGAGGCTACAGCAGATGCAAAGTCTGCCACAAGTGCTAATACATCGCCATCTTTAGACGCTCTTTTAGCCGCGCTGAACATGTCAGGGGCTCTATCCATGAATACGGACTCAGTTGCTTTTGTTCCCGCCGCTTTCCATGAGTCTGATCCTTCTGTGTGGGTTTCTATTTTAATAAAGTCCTTTAGATCTTGACCTTTAAGACCTTGTTTCCTCCCTTCACGTAATGCTAGTGCAGTTACCTCCATGCCACCAACTGTGTAGCGAACGAAGTCATCTACACCCATGTTGAATCTCAGGATTGCCCTAGCAGACTTTCCTAGTTTTAGTTCAGTAGATTTCTTCTTACCACCGAAAATGCCTAGTATAGTCGGTCTTTTTAGCCCTTTATCTCCAATAAACTTATTTCCAATAAAATTATTTCTAATTAACCTTGGAATACCTGTCTTCTGGGCTAACTTGCTCTTTAATGCACTAGATAGAGCTTCATCTACATAGTCAAGAACGTGACCCATTTGATAACCTCTTGTATCTTCACTTGTGTCACCAGATATTTGATCAGCGGCATCACCACCATCAATGAACTTCTGGAAGTGTGCGCGTTCTACATCATATGCTATTAGGGCTTGTTGTGCGGCTCTTGGAAGCCATTCTTTCATTCCAATAGCTAGATACTTGTATTCTTCTACCCTTGCTGAATCTGGGTTCTTCAGAAACTCATTCATGACCACTTCTGGTAATCTTTCAAACAGCATTTTGTATCCTGCAAATGGTATGGATAGAGCGTTTGCAGCCCATGTCTTGAGTGAGAATACGTTAGCATACCATGTTCCTACAGCCTTTGTTAAAAAGTCTTCATCTAGCTTCTCTAGTGATCTAGCTACGCCCATTACATCACGGGGGTCAAGTATGTTGAATGTTTTAGCTCTGTTCTTTCCTCCACGGAATGACGTCTCTACGATGTCTGCAACTGCTTTGTCTAGTTCTGCTTCAGTTGGATTTTCTGGCATCTTAGATGGTTGGCGACCAGCTCTGTAGTCTTCCATCGTATCTACGCGGAATCCTTGTTCTGCGAGCTTCCTAGCTTGCTTTTTAGCCTCTACGTTAAACTTAGCTAGAACTTTATCTTGAGATCCACCGCTTACACCCAACACATCCTTGATTTCTTGAGGGCTTTTACCTTCACGCCACATCTTAACTAGAGCCTGCTGTTTTTCAGTTAACCCTTTGAGTGCGTCTGTGTCTGCCTGAGTGTCTACCGCTAGACCTTCGTTCTTGGAGTTGAATACCTCTGCTATGTCGTATCCGTCTTTCTCAAGTTGCTTCTTAGCTTTGTCGTATCGCTTCCCTTGGAACTCAGCTAACTCTTTATAGTATGCTTCCCTGTTCTCAGGTGGAACTTTTCCGTATCCACTAGATGTCCCGCCGTCTTTATCGTTTTTAGCACCATGCTTATCTTTTAAAGCCCTAACCATCTCATTTGATGGGGTCTGGATGAATATGCCTAATGAATACGCCGCACGTTGCTGTGGACTCTGGAATGGGTCTTGCATTGCTCTCATTATACGAGCAAATGTAGCCCTTCCCTCTGTCTGGGTGAATCCTAATACAGAAGCACGAACAACAGCATCTCTGTCACCACTAGCCATAGCCGCTTGTGTTTCATTGGCTGTTACACGGGTTGCGGCTATGATGAACGCTGGAGTAGGCTGGACTGTAGAAGTTCCGTTAGCAAACTCAAACATGGTCTGCTTCATCCAATCTACGTCTTGCATCAATAGGTCAGCATCAGCGTTCCATTCAGCTATTGTTTCTGGTGTGGCTGATTTATTGTAAATCTCAATAGATATGTCATTGAAGTTTCTAACGCTCTGATCTCCTGATATGTTTGCACGTTTAGGGTTACTTGGGACTACCTTAGTTCCATCAGGGTTACGCTCATCCTTGTCTGCTATGAGTTGTTCAAACTCCTCATTGGTGACGTTCATTCGTGATGCCGCCGCTCTACCTGCTGGTGAGTCTGATGGGTCTGTCTGGAAGTTTGGTGTCTGTTCTGGGTTTAAGGAGTCTTTGACTCTAGTTCTTAGATTACTTGGTTGAGTGGCTGGTATATCACTTTGGAATAGTGGAACTCCTCCTCTTACTGACCGCTCTAACTCAGGGGTGATTTCTACCATCCATCCAGAGTCGTTATTAACGGTCATGTTAGTATTCTTCTCTACTTTACCTCCCATTGGCTTGATTAGCTTCTGGACTGCTTTAGGTAGCATTACATCGTAGAATCCTTTCATCCCTTCTCCACCTAACTCTAAGTTATATCTTTCGTTATGGACTTCACCTTCTGACCAACCAATCCACTTCTTCCCGCTATTAACAGCTTCTAGTAATGCACGTTTAAACATTTGAACTCCCCAGTCTTTACGGTATGGGGCGTCTGGAACACGGTCATCAAATCTCTGGTTAGCTAAAGTTTCGATCATCTCAGCCTTGTAGTCAGCAGGGTTAGCATTGTCTGATAAACCAAAGTATTCAATTATTTCAGCGTCAGTTGGATTGGTTTCACTTCCTGTATATCCTTTCTTCCTCCCGTCTTGGTGACGGTCAGATTGTATCTCTTCAATGAGTGTTCCTTCTCCTATTGAAGACGATTTATCTTTGAGCCGCATGTGTGCTACATAGTTAGGTGATCTAAAGTGACTTGATGTGTATTCTGATGAACCTTCCTTCTCTTCAATTATGTAATTTTGATTCATGCTATCTTCCAGTGTCGCAAATTTACTGAAATCATTGATTTCAGCTATGGATACTTTTTGGACACCAATTCCTCCTGAGACGCCAACAACATTAACCCCTTCATTTATTAGTTTTTTAGCTTTTTCAATATCAAAGGTATTAAGTGTAGGGGGGGTTTCTGGCTTAGTAAGAACTACCTCTCGGTAATTAGTCCCGCCTTCTGATGAGTATTCTTCGTATTTAGGCTCAAATCCAGACGACTCTGGTATCTCATTAGAATCCCTGTCTTCTAGTTCAGAAAGTAAGTTTTCATCATTTTGATTTATTGATCTACCAGAAGATACTTCTTCAAAGACCACAGATCCTTCACCTTTAAGGTAATTCATGATGTCTGATTTGAGTATTGATTTACTCTCTTGGCTATCTAACCACTCCATTACTCCTGACCACTTAACTTCTTCTGGCTTTAGTCCAGCCTTATTTATTAATCCTTTGATCTGGTTTACTGCCGCCTTCTTTCCTTGTATCTTCTGATCTAGGGTAGTTGCAAGTTTGGAGTATAGTTTAGCTTCGTTGTTATTAGCGTCACTCTGGAAATTCATCTGATCACCCTCATTCTTTACGTTGAATGGGACTGCTGGTTGCTCATATACTGCGTAGAACTTACCGTCAAACTCTTGGACATAGATACCACCATGTTTGGGGACTAGTGATGTTCTGATTGCTTTGGCTATTCTCTCACTCACGCCTTTCTGCTTATTCCCATTCACTGTAGGGGGGATGACTACTCCATCTCTAAGGACTGTCTTTCCGTCACCATCTAGCTTGTTAGTAGCTCTCCATCGTTTAGCGTAAAATGCAGTTTCTCTAGTTGAGGCTGTTCTTTCGGTATTAAATAGCTCATCTAGCACTCCTTTCACAGAGTCGTTGTATTGCATAGATCCTGCTGTCTCACCTGCGGTAGAGTTGTAGTATTGAGCCGCACCTTCTGAAAGGATGTCAACTGATGCGCGTATGTTATTAGGCGCTACTCCTCTGCGTAGATACTTCTCCATCGCTTCTGCTAGTAGTTCCTTTCTGTTTCCACCCTTCTCTACTCCGTCTTTGATCCATCCTTGAAGGCTGTCCATACCGCTTTGACCTAGTGCATCTGCTAGTAGTGATCTTCCCGTAGTAGGGTTCTTCATTGTCTCTATGACATGGATGAACTCATGGGCTGGGCTGGTAGCGTTTGCTTTCCTGCTGAACTGTACTGTTTGCTTGGCGATGTTGGCTTTAGTTTTACCACCTGCACCCATTTGAAGGGCGTTTACTGACTTGTCACCTCTACGGGCTTTCATGTCAGATGCTACATCGTCATAGATTTCAGCAATCTTAGTGTCAATTGCATCCATTTTATTGTAAATATTGTCAACTACCTTCTTCATCTCAGCGTTAGCCCAGTCATTTTGCTGTTCTTCTGTGAGTTTAGCCTTCTGATCTGGGTCTTGCTTGGTGAGGTAGTCCTGTAGGGTTATACCTTGTATCTCAGTAATCAGTTCTGATCTGGTTTTGAGTAGTGGGGTAGCCTCTGATGCCTTAGCCTTCTCAGTGGCATTTGCTGCTTTCTCTATGAGTGATGTGTTGGCGTCTAGGAGTAATCCAAAGTATATCTTGTTCTTGGTGTTCTTGAGTAGCTTTCTGAACATGCCTTCGTTGGAGATCATCTGTCTCATCTTACGGGCTACGGATGATGTGCTACCTGTAACTGATTCTTGTGATGCGGTATCTGATACTTCTGCTCCTAGTTTGATATTAGCAAATTTAATAGCATCAGCATGGACTGCTCTTCCTTTTTCGTCTAGGTTGTTACGTAAGTCTGTAACGAATGCAGATAAGTCACCAGAAGATTGTGATAGTTGGGATACGTCAATAGCGGCAAATATGCTCTCAGCACTATAACCACTCTTGGCGGCTACTGCTTTCACTAGTGCCACCACTAGGTCTATTGAAGCATCTACTTGTTTAGGTGTCTGTGACTCAGCTATGATTGACTCAGCACTTGCGGATAGCATGTTCTTACGCATTTCACCCTCGAACTTAGTAGCGTTGAGGTTAATAGCCTCCTCCAATGATCTTGTTAGCTCCTTAGATCCGTCTGGAAGAGTGATTTCATAGACATCATTTTTCATTGGTCTAATACCTTTAGGTAGAGTAGCGTCACTCATCTTAGTCACTCTGGTAGCTGGTAGGGCTATTCCAAGGTTGTCTAGTGCTTGTGGGGTTACGGACTCCTTGATCATTGCCATAGCGAAGTCCTCATACATCTTGAGGTTTTGCTTTACGCTGTCTGGTGATTTTTTGATTAGCATCCTAATGTTGCTAACGAACTTTCGGAAGAACTCTAATAGTGGTTTGATGAACTTTCTGTCTCCACCACGGATATGCTTCTTTAGTGTGGCGCTGAATATCTTCTCGCTAACTAGGTTGGTTAGCATAAATCTAGTTGCCGATAATGGGGTCATTTCTAAACTTCCGCTCATCTTCCTAAATCTTATTGCGACTATCTTCTGTAGTTGAGTAGGCATTGACGCCCAGATAGTCTCTGCTTCTGAATCAGTAATCGACTTGTTTGATGCTTGTGTGGCTAGTGCTTCTGCAATAGCCATTTGAGTTTCCGCTTTGCCCATTCCCGTTTTAAGAGTGAGTGACCCGTCATCGTTGATTCTGAAGTCATCGGTGATGTTTTCTTCAACTACATCTGTGAACATTCCTTCCAATGCTTCTTGATTATCTACTACAGCCTCAGTCTTTACAGGTGCTGGTTTAGCTTTGGTGGGTTTAGATGCGTTATCGTCTTGGAAGGGTATTTCACCTGCCTCATTATCTGTGTCATCCTTTTTAGAAGGTGTCTTAGCTTTAGGTGTATTGTTTTGTTTATTTGGTGTAGATGCAGATTTTGCAATTAATTCACCTTCTCGTTTTTTTACATCTATTTGTGCTTCACTAATTTTCTTAGCTAACAATCTAGTTTCAAATTTAGCACCACTTTGCGGGTTTTTACTGTTGATCCTAGCAGATTTAAGTAGAGATAAAGCTAATTCATAATGGTTTATTTTTTTATCAAGTTCGTCTGATTCGCCTCTTCTGGTTAGAGCTTTTTTAAGGTCGTTTTTTAGTTTTAGTTTTAGTTTTGATTCACTAGATAGCTCTTCTATAAAAGACTCTATTTGACTTACTTTTGCGTTACTGAATTTCTTTCTTACTTTATCGCGTTTTGTTTTAGATAATGATCTGGATGATAAGTATCTACTCACATCTGCTGAATCTAAAAGAAAATCATTTATTACATTTTCGTGAAAATCAGGGTATTGTTTTATTTTTTCTAATGTCTCTTTAGGTATGTAACTAATATCCTTCTCTACAGGTTTGTCAGGTTTGTTAATCTTATCTGATTCTGATTCTGCTTTAGCTTTAGGTGTGGTATTTAATTTCTTTACCTGTCCATTAATAATGTTTTTCTGAACCAATTCTGAAAACTTATTAAGATCAACGCCTACGGGTTCTGTATTCTGAATAGCTTCTATTTGTGAATCTGTTACATTTTCAAGACCGCCTAAATCAAACGCTACGCCATAAACTTTACCGTCCCTTATTTCTAGTCCGAAATTCTTACCTCCATTATCTGTCTCAATTATCTGCTCTTTTAAGACGGGGTTACCGTCCATTACTTCTTGCATTAGCTCTTTAGGCACATTTCCTACATCGCTCGCCTCTACTGCGGTAGGTGATTGAAGCTGTAACACTAAGGCTACTTTCCCTTCATACTTCATGCTTGTAACATTTGTGTCAGTAATAAAGGGCGTAGTGCCGACTCTCTCCATAAGGGCATTATCTATCTGAACGTCACTTGCGTCTTGTGTGACTTTCATGAAGTCGCCTGTTCTAGTGTTGCGGAATACCATTGAGATGCCGTTTCTGATGAACTCAACTTCCGATGCAGGGATTCCTGCCCATTCTGCAAATGTAGATTCAAGTTCTTTCTTGGACTCAGTATCAACAACACCTTTATTGTTCGTAAAGGCTCTATCTCCCACTGCTTGATAACCATCTTTATCATTACCAACCTTAGATTCTAACACTTTGTAGAGATTCTGCGTCTTATCAAAAAATTCAGTGTCCTCAGTTAATTCAACTTCCCCTTTATTTGATAAAGGTTCTTTTTTGGTTTCGGGCTTACCAATTTTATCAGTATTTTTTGATTTTTGTTTGTTAGATATTTGTATCTCATTTAATGATTTAATCACCAAGTCTGCTGTAGATTTAAGTTCAGCGTTGGCTTTTGTTAGATTAGAAATATAATTACTAATATCCTTAAACACCTTAATTAGTTCTTTTAGTAATAACCTTCCAGAGTGTTCCACACCTGCTTCTTCCGTGAGGTATCCTAGTATGGATTTATCCTTCTGAACAACCATGCGAATAACCTCATGCCCTCCTGAGTATGGAGTTAGCCCTTGTTCTTTGTTCTTTGGGTTATTAGCGTAGTAAACTTCTGTTACTTTGGTTTTTATTTCATCAGTAAGATTATTCCATATTGATGTGACTTGTTCATTTGTGATAACTTCACCCGCTACAAAATGAATTAATTCTTCATTAAGTGTCGCTTTTAACCATTTTTTACCGCTGACATCAGAACCAATCATCATTGAGTCTATTAAAGTCTTTGGGTTAATTTGTAACGTCCCATCAATGTAAGATGCGGGGGCATCTGTTTGATTGGAGTCAACTATTTTAACTCCATTTGGAAACAAATTAGAGGCGTCCTCTATTTCTGCCTTAACCGTATCCCACTTTTTTTGTGATTTTGGGTCTGAGAACTTATGGTTTAGTTTAGATGAATCATCCTTTTTGGTAGGTGTTTCAGATTTAGGCGTGGTCTTTTCTTCTGCTGTCTCTTTAGGAGTTTCAGCTTTAGGGGTAGGTTGTGATCCGATCTTTTCAATAGAGTTGAAATTTACCGTTTCATTGCTTTTATCTGGAATGTGGTCTGTAATAGCTTTATTGCCAGCTTCTTTCTGTGAGTTCGCTTTTACTACAACAAATCTAACTTTTCCACCTTCCTGTGATATAGCTACCTTGAATTTACCTGTTGGGGCGGTCTTCTTCTTCGCTGGCTTCCCTCCTGTGGGAGCGGTTTTCTTGGGTGTTCTAGGTGTAAGCTCAAATCCACCACCCTCTACTGGGGTTACTTTGTGGGTTTTGATGTGCTTATTATCCTTATTGTAAATGTTGGCGGATTTCTTAGTGCTGAATACCTCGTTATTATTAAACGTATTGCGGATGGTCTTTGGCTTCTCAGTAGATTTAGTCTCAGTAGGTTTAGCTTCTGCCTTCTTAACCTTGGTTGCGGGTATATCTCCACCAGTTTCTTCATTTACTGCCTCGGCATCAGCTTTATCTTTCTCAAGAACCTCATTGATCTTAGCGCGTTGCTGAGTCTCATTCATTGGGACTAGACCATCCGCTGCATCTGGGAAGTCCCTAGCTAGTTGGTTGATTGCGGTGTCTGTTATAACTACCTCACCACCAACCATATCAAAACCTGCTGAACCGTCTGCTAGGTCAGCCTTGACAGCTTCTCGTTCAGCCTTTGGCAGGGACTCAAGGTTAGCACCGTTAGCAATCTTGATTATACCAATATTCCTGTTCGCGTCTTGAACCGCTTGCATACCATCATTGGTCATCTGCTCATCATTAGTCTTCTGACCTAACTTAATATCCGCATTAGCATCATTCTTCTGGATAGTAATTGCTGATTGAGTCTCAATGGCTGTTTTTAGATTCTTGGCTACAACATCTGGATTGGTAGAGCCTTTTGACGGGGTATTATTAACCAATAGAAATCCTGCTTCAATCTGTTCTTTTGAAAATGTTCCTTTCTTACCAAATGCCTGAGTTAGTGCTTCACCTGCCATGTTTGGGTCAGATAGGTTTTTAACATTTACCCCTGTAGATGTAAATGATCTAATTGAACCTACTCCACCTAATACCGCACCGACTTTAAATGCCTCCCATGATCTTTCTAGGGCTTGCTCAAATGATGCTCCATTAAGGGTGAACTCCTGTAGAAATTGATCTGTCATCTCTTCTGTTCCTTCATGAGCCATAGGTCTTAATACGTCTATGATCCCTTTTCTAAGTAACACCATCCTTTGAGAGGTTGACATCGCCTTGTTGGTTGAGTTTTTCAAGAAATCCTTGAATGTAGCGCCTCTGATTACAGAACCTGACTTAAATATCCTGTCTATACCAGTCATGCCGAATGATAACATTACTGATCCAGTTATAGCTCCCGCGACCATGGCTCTACCTCTCACGTTTTCACTATTCCCTATTTCATCTTTTTCTTCTCTGGTGAGTTCACTGCCTTTTAGTTCTTCAGCTTTATCTATAGCCTCAGTGTAGTATTGACCATATGTTATACCAGCAGATTGAATGGCTCCTAATCCCGCTGAAGTTCTAAAGCTTATTTTAGGAATCATCTTTGAAATGACCTCTTTAGTTGCAAACCTCTTAAACGCTCCTTTAGCGGCTAACGCTTTAACTCCTAATCCACCAGCCATACCACCACCTATGGTTATTGCCATGGACTGAGCTTCTTCAAGGATTACGTCAGTAACCCATGTTCCGAATCCACCAGAATCCGTGTTAATATCTCTGGACTCTCTTTTTTTATTGCCTTTTCTTACAATAAATTCATTTGTGTCTCTAACATATGGGTTATCAGAAATAATGGATATTCCACCCCATATCATGCTGGAAGCTTTGTTAAGACCAAGGTGAGAAGAGTATCCAGCACGTTTCCAGAAGTCATCTCCGTCTGAGAAAGATATTTGACCTTCTCCTTCTGTGTTGTATTTTTCAATGAACTCGTTATACTTAGCCCCTGCCGTTCTGCCTATCCAAGTATTAGCCCAAGGTTGATTCTGTTGTTCTGGAGTTAAATGTTCGTTTTCAAATGTTTCACCAGATGTCTTGGATTCTTCTATCCTCATGTTCTCCCACTCATCGTATGAGGGCATGTTATCATTGGCTTCTGATGCTCTTCTAATTCTAGGTAAGTTCATGGCTACAACATTGGCTTGATGTTGCTCAAGAGCCGCTGGTGTAGTCCTTCTTTGCTTTTCGTAATGAGGTGCATTAGTCTCATTGATTAGCCTCTTATAGTAATCTTTATTAGCGGTATTTAGCGCTGGGTTGATTAGGATTCTTCCATTACTTAAAACTCTACTTTCCTCGTTATCATCATAATCACCATGTTTGAGCTGGAAGTCTGAATACATTCTGATCATGTCTTCATCACTGTATCCGCCTTTGTCTTGCATTTGGTGTAAGAACTCAGCCGTTCCAGTAGCTCCGAACTGTCTTAATCCAGCGACTACTCCTTGCCGTGTTATATCACCAATGTTACCCATAGCATCCCACATTTTTCCTGGAACATTATAATCGTGACGGTTTTTATCTATGGTTTTACCACCAGCGTAGGCTTCTACTATCCATTTTCCGTTAATCTTCTCTAGTTTGTCCCCGTTTGCATATACGTCTTTAGCACCTTCTCCAGTGTTTCTTATTAAAGTGTCGTAGATCTCATCAGATCCTGCGTCCATCTTCTTAGCTTCAATTCCGAACTCTTGGTGTAATTCTTTGTATCCTTTGACAACCTCTTCTGGGGTATAGTCCCCATTTTTGACTTTATCTCTAAAGACCATGGCTTTCTTATGAGTTTTAGGTGCGTAGTCCTTGAAGGTTTCGGCGGCTGAAAAGATATTATCTGTAAACTCTTTTTTAGCTTTCTTGATCTCCTTAGCATATTCCTCGTTGTGAGTTCCAATAACGTCATTAATAAATGGTCTTAGTAGTGCTAAAGACTCTTTCTCTACATCCATTACCTCATCAAACCTTACGTTATCATCATAATTTTGCTGAATGTATTGAATGTGTGATTTGCTTAGTGCGTTGTCTCTTGATTTTGTCGCCTCTGCGATTTGATCTGGTGTCCCGCCTTTTTTGCGCCACTCTTCAAAGCTGGATCTTATTCCTGTATCTCTTTCTAGCCTAGATTGTAGGTTAGATTGTGTAGATACGTTTCTAGCCTTGGTGCTTTCATTGAATCTGAATTGTCTTTTGTTGTATGAGTCTATGAACTCAACTCGTTCCTTTGGGTCTTCTGGGACTGCCTCGGGCATCTCAAATCCAGCAGGATACCTATTTGCGTTCTTAGATGCGTTCCACTCCTTATCAGCCTCTTCAAACTTGGCTGAATTATTGTCATGTAGGGAAACTTGTTCACGTAAGGCATCGCGTCCTAATCTAAGCTTTTCTTCGTCCTCCTTGTATTTTTTCTCATCAAACTTTTCACCACCAGCGGCGGCTAGTTGTTCGTTAGCCGCATGTTCACTCTCATATTGGGCTAGTTTTTCTCCTAGCGCCTCTCTCTTAGAAGGAGACAGCATACTTTCTTTGAGCCTAGATTTAACACCAGCTTGGTAAGCCACGTTAGCCTTAGCTTCAAGCTGCCTTATGTTCTCATCAGCTTCTTTTTTACGTGTTTCAGTAAGGTGAGTATTTTGTTCATCTGTCAAACCTGACTTGAGTTCACCACCTTCTCCCTCATAAAGGTAGTCATCGTATCCACCTGCTTTAGCCGCTGTCTTAGTTAGCTTGTTTCTAGCGGTCATTGACTGAGCCGCCGCTCTAGCTGATTCACGTTTCTCTTTAGCGCGTTCAGCCTCAATGGAAGCTGTGATTCTATTAGCTTGTGCTTCAGCTTGCCTAACATTCCTACTGTAGGTATCAACTGATGAAGAGAAATCCTTTCTAGGATCGGTAACGGGTGCGTCTGCGTAAGGGTTTCTTGCCATAATATTGTATGTGTTATACTAATGAATTGTTTCTCTTCTTCTTATTTGGATCAGTAACTGGTGAGTTAGACGCTACTGAATCAGGTTTCTTGTTTTGAGGTATCCTTGTTACAGAAGATATTGGAGTGGATGGTTCTTTGTTGGGTTGTGATACTGGTGATGTTATCCCTCCTCTATTAGGATTCAAGTCTTTATCAGTCTTTAATGCTTCTTGCGAATCACTTATTACTTTGTTAGCCCTGTCCATGATCCCCTTACTCCTAGCCGCACCCTGTTCTCTGGTTTCACCTTCCCTTGATTCTGCTATACCACTTATCCTTTTGTCTTTAGCTTCTGCTTCCTTTTTTCTTGCCTCTCTGCCTTCTTTCCTTTTTATACTTGCCTCTCTCATTACTAAGCCACTGGCAGTAATGGAACCATCTGCTGTGCGATAGTTGTTTTTATTCCTTTCGTCTCTACGCGCATCAATTACTGCTACCTCTTCACTAGTTCTAGGGACTTTTTTAAATGATCCGTCAGGTTGCTCTTCTTGTTTGAAGCTTATATTTAACTCTTCATTCCAGTCCACATCATCTTTACGTGCTTCTATATGGTCGTCTATTGAACCATACCCTTCATTCTCTGGATAAGCGTTATCCTCACCACTTTCTCCATTGGCTTTCCTCTGTTGCATCGTATCTAGCGTTTCCTTGTCCCTTTCAATGTATTTGTTTGAGAAACGTCTGTTTTCATTCTCCTTAGACTCTTCTTTGCTATATGTTACATTAGACTTTGTTTTTTTTTTGACTGGATTAGGTGGCGTGTTTTCTGGTGCCCCAGTAATATTTGGTTTTGATGGATCACTAGTGGGATTGGCTGGAGTTCCAGTTTGTTCTTTAGGTCTGGCTATACCTATTGGTATTCCTGAAGAATTAGTTCCTGATCCTCCTGACCCAGATGAGTTGGGTGGTGTGTATGGTGTGTTGTTTCCACCTCCTGTTGCTCCACCTTGAGCTACCTTTTCTGCGTATACTTCAGCACGGGTTTTAGCCGCCTCACTTCTAGCGAAGTCTGCATCACCTTGCCTTATTTTAATCCTATCGTCTTCTGCTCGTTTGTAATCACCACTTGTTACTTTACGGAATTTATCTCGTTGACCTTCTGGCATCTTTCTCCACTTAGCCATGTCTTTACCATCTGCCTCACCGATGGTCATTCCTTTATATTTACCAGATGTATATTTGTTTCCAGTCTTAGTTGATCTCTGACCTCTACGCCCACGGGCTTCTGCAATAAATGCTTCACGACCTCTACCTCCTCCCGCCGTCTCAGATACTGGGTTGTTCGATTGGTTCTGTTTGCGATCACCAGCTTTCATATCTAATCCTTCTGTAGATCGTTTTCTTTTATCAAAGGTAACAGGGTTAATTTTAGGTGAGGTATAATCTATTTCTGCCATAATTTCAAGTGGGGTAAGTTTAACTTGCAAGAACTATTGCAATAATTTAAGGTGATTGCAACCACTAATATAACATGAGCGATATAAACGACACACCTAATTTCATTACAAATAAATCATCTGCTTCTTCTTCTGAGGAAGTTGTGAAATCCGATAAGAATAATAACGAACTCAAGGAGGCGGCTAATGAGGGTAGAGTAAACATGCGTCCTAAAGATATGAGCGTGGCAGTTACTGCTAAGATCAATGAGAAGTTTGGCGCTGATGCAGTGGTCAATGTTCTTGCTGAGTGTATGGAGGCTACCAAGACTATTGCTATTGGGGGTCGCCCAATGGAAGTCCCAGACTACAAGATTAGATTAGACTCAGCCAAGACTGTGATGCTTTATCAGGTAGGTAGTGCTGTTACTAGGTCAGAGGTAGTCACTCATAATGTTGATACCTTATCCTCACTACAATCTAAACTCCAGAAATCACCAGCTCTACGCCGTGCAGTTGGCAACATGATCGTAGATAGTGGTGGTGACGTTGTTGATGTTTCCCCCCAGAGGGAGCTGAGTAGTGATGAAGAGTCTGAGGCAGTATCCGAGTTGAGCAGACTATCCCAAGAGGACGATACCGAGGTAGGTAAAGCGATTAGGAAGGTTGTTCCTGTTGAGGGAGTGAGGTCATCTACAAGCAAAGGTGACGCTTCTGTCAAATATGGCAATTAAACGACAATGATTTTATTGTTGTGCTTTGGCGGTGTTTGTGTTTTATTTAAGACATCATGATTAAATCAATGCCAATTAGACATCTAATCCCAGACTGCTTAACTGGTGGTCTGTGGGTGGATATTGGTCATCTTAGTGCTATACGACTAGTTACCAGCAAAGGAAAATCAATGATCGAACACGATTTTGAGGGTAAGGTTAAATCGCTACCCCTTAGTTGGTTAGTGGATGATATGCCTATCCTGATGCTCATTCTTGAAAATAAATGTGAGAAAGTCATTGCTTAATTAGGTAACTTACGTAGGTTTACTTTAGTTAAACGAAAATACATAAACAACTAGATGCCAAAAACTAAATACTGGGATACAGAAGAAGATGTCGAATTTGTGCTACCTAAGTGGTTACGCGGTGGTGGACATGTCACAAGACAAGATAACTACACACTAGACAAAGTTACTATCGGTAATGCTGTGAGGAAACGCAGGAAAGCCTCTGGATTATCTCTTAGAGCTTGTGCTAAGTGGGTAGGGATCAGCCATACCCACATGAGTAACCTAGAGACAGGTAAGAAGGCGTGGAGCGCCAGTAGGTTGCAAGATGTAACTAATGTCCTATCAATGCAGGAAAGATCAACAAACTAAAACTATGAAAATAACCACAAAAACAAAAGTTACCACGAAGACAAAATTTACAATAGAGTTAAATGAAGACCAAGCCTACGCTCTTATGTCTACATTAGGAGAAACTAGCCTGACTCAACACGTTGCAAACGGACTAACGGATAAACAGGCTGATATGATGTATGATCTATACTTCAAATTAACCGAAATTGAAGAAGCTAACTAAATAAAACTATGAACACGTATCCAGAAATAGGCAAAACCAACATCCTAGACATATCCTCACCTAAAAAGTGTAGTGATCAGGTCAATAGGGATAATATACGTGGTCTTAGTGAAGAGTTTGATTTGGATGATCCTCAAAAAGTTTATTCCCTTGAGCATAATGGTGAGGAATATAAGTTCGATCCTAGAGGCACGCCAAGGCTAGATGCTAGAGACTGGAAATACAGTAGATCTCCTATTGGTTACGTCACTATATTCATGGATCTACCTACTCTTGCGGCTTGGAACTACGGATCTTTTAATGAATTTGGTGCTTATGACTCATCATGCAGATGCGCAACAATGTCAATGTTTGACGCATCCACTAATTTTGGATTATCAATGGAGATCAGCACCGTTTATAATGATGGTGAGGGGTATCTCTCTAAGAGAATACTGCCAGCAACGGAAGGTAGTAATGGTCACATCGGATACGTTGATGCTGGTTGGGCTATCCTTGAGGCAATGCACCATTTAGGGTTCGATACAGGCAAATTCCGTGCTTTGGTCAATTTTAAGCACAAGGACAAAGCCAAACGTGGGTTATACATGACTTTCAAGTTACCAACAATAGAAGAACCAGCCATTGAGCGGTCAGCTTCTGAAATATACAATTCTAACGATCCAATCACAAAAGGTGATATTGGACGAATCTTTCAAGATGCCCTCAATAATGGGGGTGTATGAAACCAACACAAACCAAATAATAATATGTCAAATAACAATATGATCCACTTAGGACACTCTAAATACATCGACTCAGCATACGTAGCATCTATTAGCACCCAGAAGTCAGCGGTATTCCGCGCGACTCAGGATGGGACTCTTGACGGAGTAGCTATCTCAGAGCTATCTGAAGATGCTCTTTCAATTGATGCCTTTATCCTAGTTTATCCGAAGGTAGGTAGCCCTATTGGTCTATGCACCACTGATGAAGTCCTAGATGACTACGCATTTGAGATCCGTAAGGCGATCCAAGAAGATAGAGATATTGATAATGCAGAACTCTACGAATACATTCCACCAGCTAAAGGTGAAAAATCTCAAGAGTCTTTAGAGTCCTCTGCGAAGGTAGCATCAAATGTGGTTGATTTCCCATCTAAGAACTAGACAAACCAATAACATGTAGGGGGTGGAATATACCGCTCCCTGCTTTAACCCAAAACAACAATAAATTATGAATCCAGGAACAGAAACAAAAATACCAAACGAATTAAGCCCTATTCAGATTTCAGTAGGTGGAATTCAAGACAGTGTCCAAAATCTTGAAAGTATTATACTGAAAATAGACAAAAAAACAAAACCTATTCAATTAGAAACAAGTTCGCGAGGAGAAGTAGCGCAGTCTACTCCAGATGTAAAGAAATCATCTCCTATGAATGTTGAGCTTTCTCTATTAAATGAAAGAATAATTAACTCAATTGTTGATTTAGAACACATCATTGATGTAATTGAACTGTAACTAGATAACCTGTGTGACACTTGGGGAAGGACACCACAACAAATACCCCCAAACTTAACAACAACCATGAAACTACCCGCAATGATAATCATCCATGTGACTGAGGATGAGAAAAAGCAGTATCTCAATGATTCAATGTCACAAGCGGATATAGGTGATGCAATACTCACCGCACACACCAAATGCATCTATGCAGGAGTCCCTGTAGAAGATGTCATACTCAAGGTAATAGACTAGAATTATGAGCGATACAGAGAAAATACCTAAACATATCTACGATTGGCTAGATGAACCAGCTAAAAACACAGGTGAAATGAAGGCTAAAGCTTGGTTACATTTAGCTTGTCTTCCTGCCCACCAAAAAGAGGATGAAGATGTGGCAAAACTCCTTAAAAAGAAATTATTCTGCACATGGAGATCAAAGAGATACCAATGCACGGGGGCGTCACGATTAGGTGATGTCTGGATTAAATCAAAGGGCAGTCCAGACTACTATGATCATAGGGTGGACGTAGAGGAGCTTTCATCTTGGTCAACATTACTATAAAAATTATGAGTGATACAAATAAAATACCATGGACAGATGCTGAGAATAACGACCTCTGGTGCTTAATGAAAGATGGTGACAATAATTGGGTTAGGATTTTATCCAGCATAAATGGAGAACACCTTAACGATAGGACAGTAGAGGGTTGTGCAGAACAATTCGGAATACTATTAAAGGAAAATAATCTTAGAAGATGTCGTATTGCTGGTAAAGAGGTAGCCGCCAGAATAGCCAAAGACAAAATAGTAGTAGATGAGATCAGGGAAATATTAAAACACCACCCAACAGTCAATGTCCTAGATGAAGAAGCTTGGGAAGCTAGAATACACGCAGATATACAATAGCCCAATAGGGCAGAAATTTTTTTAGCCCATTTTACCCCCCCCCTTACAACAACACCATGAAATATAACAAAATAATACCAGCGCTCTTTTTAGGTGGAAGCTTGATGTCTATAGTTCTAGCTTATGGAGTAATGAACGGAAGCATCATTTGTGAGTCCATCGTATTCTGGATATTCACGATATGTGCAATCATCTGTATCGTTAAATCTACCAAATACATCATCAACCACCATAAGGAGAAAAAAGAGAAGGCTCGGAAAAAGAGGATAAACAAACTGTGGAAAGAGAACAGGAATGTTATGGATCAAAATAAAGACTTCTTAAACCACTTAAATAAATAATATTATGAAACTAACCAAAAAAGGAAAGAAAATGCCAGACTCCGTAATCAAAGGAGTTTGTATCCATTGCCAAGCAGAATACGAAGATGTAGAGTCAAAGCTAACATTAAAAGAATACTTGATGCATGATGGTGTAGATTACGATAATGAATTCTGCTCAGAATGCAACAATGGATTTACTGTGGAGTTCGTTAAAAGGTAACTCTATATAGGTTGACACTCTTCTCCTTAAATATATAAAAAATATTACAGAAAAGGAGGCACTTACCATGGCAGGAGTCCCTTAAAAGGTATGTGAGATAATTGGAGTGGGGTCAGTCTATAGAGGGAATAAAAAAAGGCGTGAGATACTACAGGCGTGTCTGGTCTATAGAGGCGTTTGTCTTCTCGGACACCATCGAGCGAGGACACGTTCCTTTCGGGGTTCCCTACTGCTCATGTGGTGGAAAAACTATTATTGCATGCTGTAGAATTGCAATTGCAACACGCCCCCCCTACCATATTGCAACGGTGTAGTGATGGCTCGTAGTATATTGCAATGTGATTGCATGGGCTGGCTGTTGTGTGCTGGTGTCTCTACTATGTGACGGTGATGCATGTCATGTGCTGGTGTATCGTGATGCATGTGCTGGTGTATCGTGCTGCATGTGCTGGTGTATCGTGCTGCATGTGATGATGATAGTTGATTGCATGGCATGCGGTGCTACCTGGTAGCGTATGGCGTGCATGTTTGCCTTGTCTTCACCCCGTGGGCAGAGTAGCCTTTACCTTACATAACTCACTGATAACACAGTATGATGGAAGAGCACCGTTTTTAGCACCCTATCGAAGCATATAGGCTCAGACCTACTGGGATCATGATAGCACGGCACCAAGCAGGGGCGATGCAGGCACAATGAGCGCGCATTACACCTCATCTATGATCCATTACAGCCGTATAGGTGGCGCATTATGTATGGTTTAGTGTCGCATTACGCATAAATGACACGTTGCTATAGTATGCGTTTTATACATATTGTCTAATCATTGACGTTACGTTCAGCCCTTACCACGTATAGCTTATAGCCTGCTTTAGGCTTGGATATATACAATTTACTTACTAGGGCGGATTGAGTGATTGAATGAATGATGGTGTTTATAGTAAAGATTGTTGTAATGAAGCCATGCTGATGAAACGAAAAGCTATAGGGTTGTTTTGTATCTATTACTATCTATTGAATGGTTTGTCTAAGATGACGCTTGGCTAGGTTAGGGCTTGGCGGTCAGGTGGTGGCTGGGTGGTGGGAGTTGGCTGGCTTAGGTGGTGGGCTGGGAGGGATTAGAGCTTAGATCGTGTTGCTGTTATTGGCTATCTCCATGCTTGTTTTTGTTGTGTGTTGTAGTGTTGTTTACTGGTCTCTATGAGTAGGGATTAGGGCATGGAAAGGCGCGGTCATTTCCTTGGTTTGGCGGCTGGCTTAGTGGTCTATTTGTAGGTGTAAAATGTCTCTCCCACAGGAGGGAAGGGAATGTGTTTTTTATGTCTGTTAGATGGTGGTGGTCTACTTGGTTGCCACTAATTGCAATTTTTGTTTTGTTGTGTCTTAGTGTGTTATGACTTAAATGTAATTAATCTGTAAATAGGTGTTGCTAAAAGACAATCAATAGCCTAGTCTGTTTTTAATGAGATGCACAACGCCTCTCTTAACCATAGCAAAACACAATATTATGAGAACAGAAACAATTACAAAGCAGTATCTAAAATTCGAAGAATTAAATGATGAGCAGAAATCAAAGGCTATATCAGATAATTATGATATAAATACAGACTACGAATGGCATGATTGTGCCATAGAAGACGCAAAGGAAATCGGTAATCTAATGGGGTTTGATATTGACGATATTTATTTCAGCGGTTTTTCTAGCCAAGGTGATGGAGCTTGTTTTAATAGCTCATTTAGCCATGTTAAAGGCATCCTAGCTAATGTTAAGGACTACGCTCCATTAGATACTACCTTGCACGCTATCGCTAAGGACATTCAAGACTTGCATCGAAAGGCATTTTATACTGTGTGTGGATCTACAGTGCAATACGGGCATTATAGTCATGAGTATTCCATGAGAATAGGACTAGAGGAGGAAAAAGGAGAATGCGATTATGAAGAATGGAAAGAGGTTCTCGCAGACTTTGCACGTTGGATTTACTCTAATCTGGAAAGCCAGTATAATTTTCTAACTAGTAACGAAGCAATCGCGGAGTCATTAATTAGTAATGAAGTTGAATTCGATATAGAGTGTTTAAGCTAATTAACACACTAGCCGCCGCCTCTTATCGGGGCGCGGTGTTCCGTTCAGTTTCTACTATTCGAGAAGAGATTGAAGGGAGCAAATAAGCTCTACACCATAGCAAAATAAATATTATGAAAACTACATTATCAACTACACAAGCCGCTAATAAACTTATTCAAGACGACAATGCAAATTGGTCATACAGGGGAGCGATTGCCCTTATCGAATACTTGGAGGAGTTAGAAGAGGACATGGGAGAAGAGATAGGACTTGATTTCGTTGGCCTTCGTTGCGACTACTCAGAATATAATGACCTTGAAGACTGGGCAGAGGGATACTGGGGAGCTACGACTAATTGGATGCATGAAATTAAGATAGATGATGGAGCGGATGCAGATGAGATAGATGAAGCTATCCGTGAATATATTCAAGACCACGGACAACTCATCGAGTTCACTGGCGGTGTCATTGTTTCTTCATTCTAACCATCACAAAACAATGAAATCAATTACATTAATCCTAAGCATGGTATTGCCCGCCCTCCTAGTGCTGGCTGTTGTCTTTGCTTGTATCCACCTTTTAGCCGCCCTTTAAACCATGAAACTAATCTATACTAATTGCAAAGGATCTAATCAAGTGATATGTCTCATCAAGCACAAGTTTGATAAGGCATTAACTAAAGCGGATCAGATGTCTATGGTGCTATTTCGTATCATAGATAGATACCCAGACGCAAAGAACGAGGTCTTTTATGAGCAGGGGGGGGCGTTAAATTGCTGCATCTTCAAACCTTAAAAATCACTTGCAATCCTTCTCTCTCCCTCAGGAGGGAAAGGGGTTGCTTGTTCCACTCAGTTTACATTTAGGTAGATTGAGCGGAGCAAGACTCCAAACCATAGCAAAATAAATATTATGAAAATAGAAACAATTAAAGAAATCAATAAGAGCTTTGAATTATTTGAAGCGAAAGAACAAGCAGAACCGACTTGCCGATGCCTCGAAGGTCAGTATGAGCAGGAGAATATGCAAGAATGGGAAGAATCAGGAGAAATCCAAGGAGCACCCGCAAAGGTCTATTACATCTTTGAAAATACAGAGGCTGAAGTCGAGGACGGCTTGTATATGCCTTTTGATATTGATCACATTAGCCGCATTGAAATAGCTGAAAAAGACGACGAGGGGGATTACTATTTTGATTAAATCTTAACACACTAGCCGCCCTTTAAACCATGACTTGCAATCCTTCTCTCTCCCTCAGGAGGGGAAGGGGTTGCTTGTTCCCCTCAGTCCATATCTTGTGGATTGAGCGGAGCAAGACTCCAAACCATAGCAAAATAAAATATTATGAAAACTAAAGAACTAGCCAAATTACCAACTCAATGCCCTAGCTGTGACAGCTTCCATTTCACAGGTCGATTCTGTGAAAAATGTTCACACTCAGACTTTTTAAAAGGCACTATGTGCAGTCTAGCACAAGATTGCTATAATGATGACCAGCTAGGCACTTTCCTTTTTACAGGTGATACGGCTAAAGACGTTAATGATAAAGAGTCTAGATGCTCCCCTTTATGCAAGGATGAGTATGAACTTTTTATGTGGATGAAAACTCAGAAATTCACCCGTTTAATAAATAATGGGGTAAGCAGGTTTATCATAGGCTAACAATGAACACACAAATATTATGAAATACAACGTAACACACTCCCGTAAATTAATAGGGCGGATAGCTAAAAGCGCGGATGATGACACGCCATGGGGAAGACTCAACGTCTCTAGTGTCACCACTGGGAGCGATGGCTGGAACAGGCAACGAATCAATCCAATCATGGATGCGATAGCCAATCATTACGGCATTGAGTCCACCGATGAGACGATTGATAAGGTGAGCAGGTGGATGGATGAGGAGACACCTGTAGCTGATCAACTAAGTTATCCTAACCCTATTGACTGGGAAGAGTTATTCAGCCAGTCACCGCCCGTCATAGTAGATTTTAATGAGGTGATGCCATGGGATGAACCTATACCACAACCGCCCGCCGACTCTTTCAAGTCCAAACTCGAACGTATGAGACATGAGAAGGTCGTCATTGAAAGGGAGATAAAGCATGAATCAAGCGCGCTCAGTGAGATTCCAATATTGAGAAAAGAAATCCTAGACCTTGCAAAAAACATAGGAAGTGAATTATCAGAAATAAAAAAGCAGAATGATTCAAATGTAAATCAGACAGAATCAAACGCTGTAATAGATGTCTCTAGTATTAAAGGAGTTGTGGCACAATCGATTAAAGATTTATATGATAGTTCGACCGATCAAGAAAAGGCAGAGCTGTTAAAGAAAGCTAATGAATTGCCTAACCTCTACCCGATTGACTCAACGTTCATCGCACCTGACTGGTTTGACCGTCTCAAGGTTTGGATCAATGCAGGTGTTCACGTTGCAATCGGTGGATCAACAGGGGCGGGCAAGACATTTCCAGCTAAACAAGCGTGTGCATCCCTTGGACTACCAGCCAAGACAATCGCAATGAATGGAGGGATTGACGCTGAAACATTGGTTGCTATCCCTCACCTAAAAGACGGCACAAGCAGTTATGTCGATGGATTCTTAACCCATGCCATGCGCCACGGTTACTGCCTAATCCTAGACGAAGCTGATTCTTTAAGACAGGAGGAGGCTTTAGTTCTCAACGATGCGATTGAGTCAAGGATGATCACAGTCCCGTTCACTGGTGAAGTGGTCAAAGCATCGGAGGGATTTGTCGTCATCTTCACTTCTAATTCGTTAGGTGATGAGTTAGGTCTATACAATCGGGAAGGGTTTGACGCTTCATTACTTAACCGTTGCCGTATGGTCTTAGCTAATCCTCTTTCAGTAGAGCAGGAGGTCGCGATACTAACGCTTATCAAGTCACCATCGGGACAATCAATCTCAGATACAGATGCTAGGCTATTAGCTCAGTGGGCAAAGATAGCCAGAACCGCACACTTTGGAAATCAAGGTCAAGATCCCGTGCTTAAAACTAACCCATCGACACGTGTGCTAGTCAACACGGTAGCTGAATGGCTAGGCTTCAATCCAGAGACAAACAAGACGATGCCAGCCTATAAAGACGATCCTGCTTTTAAATCAGATATTCGTAAGGCTTTGAAATATACTTTTGCAAGTTGTCTAAATGATGACGAGCGCACCTGCCTAAAGAGCTTGGACTTATGGGCATGGGAATAATCACTACCGCTATGGTGAAAAGTCCTCGCTCCCACAGGAGGGAGCGGGGCAACCAATTTAAACTACAAACAACTAAACAATAGAAAACAAATAATATGATAACATTAGAAGCATTAGAGAACACGAATGAGCAGGAAGTATTTGATAAGATAGTCACACACTTACGTGAACAAGGTGAGCCAAGCATAGATTCCTCTAATGAATGCGTCTACAGGGGTGAAACTGATGGTAAAGTGACGATGTGCGCCGCTGGTTGCTTGTTTTTAGATGGTGAGTATAAGGCAGAATATGAAAGAAAAGACTGGAATACTTTAATATATGATTATAATTTAAACCCTAAATTCTCATCTCTTATTGATGATATGCAGGACATACATGATAGATCGAGTGTTAGTAAGTGGGAAGAAAGATTCAAGGAGTTAGCTACTGATAGAGTGTTAATCTACACACCAGTAAAATAATCAATGAATAATCCAATCACATTTGAATCACTAGGTTTCACCTCTGAAAGAGAGGGGGAGATCAAGTCTCTGCTTTCCAAGATAGCTCCGACCGATACGGATGCACAGCTTCGTAGCTGGTTTCCATCGGCAGTAGCTAAAAGGGAAGGGCATGAGATAGTCCTAGCCGCCGCCCATGGCTTTCTAACTCAGGAGGAAGTGGATGAGGTTAAGGAGGATATTGAGAACCCAGAGGAAGGTGATGATGATTCACAGGATGATGCTGGTGATGAGGGTGAAGATGACGCAACACCTGACAAGGAAAATGGTAATGAAGACGCTGACGGGCAACCTCAGAGCAATCAAGACAATCCTGATGGTCAAGATGATGATAGCACCACGGCACAAGGTCACAGCACACAGCAGGAAGAGGACATAGACAACGAGGAAAGCGTAAACACCGATGACCATTCAGCACATGCAGATGATGAGACAATCAGAAAAGCACTAGAGAGACTTCTAGGAAACGGTGGAAAGCTACCGCCACGTTGCCCTATCCCGTCATGTGATCCAGTAGATGCTAAGAAAGCATTGAAATTCTGGCTTACTAATATGAGTGGATTAGCCAATGAGATCAAGCGGAGGTTTGTAGCGTGTGCTAGGACTGAGAGGACTAGGAATTGTAAGACTGGCAAGCTATCCCTCAGAAATACGGTCAAGATAGGGTCAGATTCTAACTTTGTATTCGACAAGAAAACTAAGGGAACAAATCGGAGAGTTGCCTTTGCAGGTGCATTAGACTGGTCATCATCAATGAACGGTTTCAGTGATGTAGTTGGAAGAGCCGATTGCCTGTTGAAGCTAAAAAAGTTAGCCAAGTTAGACACTTGGTTTAATGAGCCTTTACTTGCGGTGACTAAAAGGAGGAATGACTGTAAAATAGATGCCTGTTCTGTTTCTATACATGGTGAGAATGGTCAGATCATGGGGACTGGTAGCGGTGGTCAGAACTTTAACTCACCCGCGTATGGCACGGTAAGTTTGAGATACGGGGTAAAGATCATAGCCTCTAAGAGATACTACGGTGATGATCCAGTGGGGGCTAAGATACTCATGAGCTTCACGTTGTCATACGGTCAATGGGTCGGTGCTAACCTGATTCGTAAGGCATTGACCAAACTTTCTATCCCTAACTTTTGGAGTGGATTCACACACAACTCATACACCATTAGGGACTGGAATGAAAGAGGTGACATCAACATGCCCCTGTATTCATTTGGCTTAACTAACTCAGCGTGTGGATTTGCCACTATGATCGACCAGCTAAGGACACGCAATGAAGAGAGGAAGATTGCAATCCTATTCACTGATGGAGCAGTAAACCATGACGATCATGTGAATAAGAGCAGAGAGAACCAGACTCAGACTAATGTGGAGAGTGCTAAGTTATCAAACAAGGGTAATGATCTAGCGTTAAGCCGAGCGGTGAAAGCTAATAAAGAAGAGAAAGATAAGCTGGGATCAGAGAGAGTGAATGATCTAATCAGGCAGGGATGGAAACAAGGGATAGAGATTTACGTCATCGGACTCAACCTACAAGGATTCAATATAGAGACCATTGAGAGGGTCGTAGGTAAGGGTCACGTAGTATCTGTGCAAGACATAGCTACTGAGTTACCCGCCGTGATAGCAGAGATCATCGGCAATGATCCACACGATTTGAAGAAGACAAGACAAGGCAAAGGATATTTACTAACTAACTAAAATTAAATTATGAAAACAATTACAATAGACACACCATATAATAAGCTGGACTGTTTGAGGCTATACGCCGCTAAGATCATTAAGTCTGCACCTGATGGTGTATTAGGCGAAAAGGTTAAGATATTAGGATCACACCACCTACTCACCATGGATGACATAGAGGGGGCTGTTTCCCTTCACACTCTTAAACAAGTAGAGAAGGATTACTTTTGGGAGATAGCCAAGAAGTCTGCCCTTGCCGTAGTTGGTAATGGTTCTGTCTGGCATGTGAGTAAGCCAGTCACAGTAAACGTCAATAATAACCCATTCTGGACATACAGATTCCACCCTTTTAAATAATATGAACCCACCACCACCACTTAAAGCCAAGCTCCCTAAGTCTAATTTTCCCTACCTCACATGGAGGGACGTAGGTATCGTGCCTACTAAGACTGGAGATAAACACCTATTCACTGCCATCACTCCTTCTGGATGGTGGGAGTATTGGAGATTGAACAAGGATGCCCTTAAAGATGCTGGCGTGTCATGTGGTAAAGATAAGGCTGGTAGCTGGCATATCACGTATTGGGGTAAACCAAAAGGTGATAGCAACCCAGTCACAGAGTTTAGTAATGACAGAGCTACGATGAGTAAGGCAGATAAGCCTAGCCCATCATTCGTTCCAGTAGTGCCTGATGGTGTGATCCCTTTCCCTTATCAGTCAGCAGGGGTAGAGTATTGTTTGCCTTTAGAGCGTTGCATTATCGGTGATGATATGGGGACTGGAAAATCACTTATGTCAATAATGGTGTGTAACAAGTTGAACCTAAAGAATATACTAGTAGTCTGCCCTGCTTCATTAAGGTTAAACTGGAAGAATGAATTTAAGAAGTTTGGGACTAATCAAGACCTGACCACTTGCGCTGTTCTCACAGGTAAAGATGTAGCTGAAGCGGCTCAGTCAAATATAGTGTTCGTTTCATACGAGTTGATGATAAGACCAGCCATGCAAAAGGTAGCCAGAGAAAGGACATGGGACATCGTGATTGCTGATGAGGCTCACATGATGAAGGGGTCAAAGGTTCGTAGATCAACTCACCTTCTGGGATTACCACCACGTTCAAGGATGCCAAAGGATAAAGACGGTAATGAGATCCCCCATCCTAGAGAACCTATCCCTTCTAAGAAATGGATTCTACTTACTGGCACACCGATAACCAATAAGCCCGTTGACTTCTGGAATCTGCTTAGGTTTGTCGATCCCCTCCACTTCGGAGACTACTACCAGTATGTTAAGCAGTTCTGTGATGCCAAGAAGGGATTCGGTAAGTCACTTAATGTCGATGGATCATCTAATCTGTCTCAGTTACAGCAGATCATAAGGGGGTCATGTATGGTTCGCAGGTTGAAGACTGATGTTTTGAAGCAGTTACCAGCCAAGACTAGGCAGATCATTTTACTACCTACACCCGCTAAGGTTAAAAGAGAACTCAATGCCCTTACCTTGGAGGCTACGCTATCCGATGAGACTATTGATGAGATCAATGATGCGGTAGCAAACGCTAAGTCAGCTAACTCTACTGATGAGTGGGATCAATCAACGCAGAACCTAACTAAGCAGAAGATACACTTTGAGCAGATAGCTAAGGCTCGGTCTATTCTTGGTCTGGCTAAGGTCGATTTAGCCATTGAGCATATCAAGTCAATCCTAGATGGTGACTCTACTAAGAAGCTAATAGTAGGCGCTCACCACTCTGAGGTCATCGTTCAGTTGATAGATGCACTAAAGAAGTATGGAGTTACGTCAATCACAGGATCTACCAGCGCACACAAAAGGCAGGATGCGGTAGAGAAGTTCCAGAGTGAGGCATCATGTCGTGTATTCGTAGGTAACATCCTAGCGGCTGGCACAGGCATCACATTGACTGCATCATCACATGTGATATTTGTAGAGACTGACTGGGTTCCAGCTAACAACCGTCAATATGAGGATAGACCGCACCGCATCGGTCAGAAAGATGCTGTATTGATTCAGTATCTTGCTATGGATGATACGCTAGACGTAAATATAATCCAATCAAATGCTAAGAAGATCAGGGTGATTGAGTCTGCATTAGATAAGGATCACTTCGGAGAGAAAGAACTAACTCAAGAAGCTGTGACTAATGCAACTACCTCCCTCCAGAGGGAAGAGAAGACACCAGAGCAAACAGAAAGTGATGATAGTGCAAGGAGAGCAAAGGTATTAGCTACATCTGCATTAGGTCAAAAGTCATCCATTCGTCAGATACAGATAGCTCACCAATGTATTAAACATGTCCAATCACTTGATGAAGATGGAGCTAGACACGCTAATGGTATAGGATTCAACTCTGTAGATACTGACTACGGTAAGAGACTAGCCAACAAAGAACAATCTTACTTAACCAACTTCGATAAGGGTAGAGTCCTGCAATTAGCATGGAAGTATAGAAAACAAGCGAGGACTCACCTTGCAGAACAATTAACTAAACCAATAATATGAAAACAGAAGACAGAAAGACATTTAGACGATGGAAGGTATTAGGTTACGATAAATTCATGACTCCAGAGATGAACTTATTACCTAATATAGAGTTGAGTTGGACGAATGAAAGACCAGCCCTGAGAATAGAGTTATTTTTCTGGGGTGTAGTGATATGGTCTGATGTTAGATATTCTTAAATCAAAATTAACTAAACCAATAATATAATATGAAAAACAATAAAATAAAACTAAAGATGACAAGTCAGCCATGCCTCAAAACATTGGCTAAGGATCTAAATGATAAGATAGGCGGGCATCCAGCTCATATATCAGAGCAGAGTAACAGTTACCTCGCCTCTTCATCGAATACTGAATATATAATTACATTATTCAAATGCAATGAACTAATCACTCAGAGAAGGGGTGTAAACCTCGATGAAGTAATAGCATTGGCATTAGATAATTACCAAAAACACACAAAACCAGACCATGAATCTAAGTAACTTATCAAGACAGGTAATCAGCCAAGTAGGGGAGTCTCAAGGAGGAATGTTCTTCATGAGGCTATCCCCTATACAGATCCTTATCCTCACATCTACTAGAGAGATGGAGTGGAGGATACATAAAAGGATGAGAGGGAAGAAAAGAACCTCAACCTCTGATATGTTATTCGCCTCAGACATAAGGAAGAAGATCGAAGAACTCTACAAAGAGAGTAACAACCAGCCATACACTACTCAGGGATTTTGGGTAGCTATGAAACAACTAAAGAGGGATGGGTTGATCTACGTTAGTCCCCATAAGAGAGGGACATCGAAGAGAACAGTATGCTTGACCGCAGAAGGTGAAGCTCTATTCTCTTACCCCTCATCAATCGCATTATACACCACACATATAGAAGAAGAAGAAAATGAAACTAAATAAAAACATAATCAAAGCACGAGTCATTAGCCAAGTATTAACGTTCACGGGGATAATAACCACGGTGTTACTCATGACGTTAGTTGACTCTCTCACTGATGAATGGTGGGGTAAAGTAGCTGTCGGTGTGGCACTTGGATTAGGGTTTACTACATGGAGGACGTTAAACGATATAGGTGATCGTATGGTTCGTGAATCTATTTTTGAAAAACATGATAGCATAATGGCAAATTGTAAACCGTTACCACAGGAGGGAAAGAAAGTTGACCCTGATCCAGATAAGGCGGAAGAGCTAGATGTAGCCTTAGCGAAGTATATTGTGCATGGTGAGCATAAGTTACTTCGTGAGTATGTTGATAAATATGGCTACCCTGTTAGGGAGGATGGAGACGAAATTGACCTCCATCAATATATAGAAAAGAAAAATGAGACTGATTTTGAGAAAATCAGAAACATAAATACCGCTATGATACAGTCGGTTGTGCATGGTGAGCATGAGTTACTCGAAAAGTATATTGAGAAATATGTGAAAAAAGTTTGACTAACTCACGGGTATAGGTATATTGAAGGAGTAATTGGTTAGACATTGATTGCAAAGCTTTTTCATAATAGAGCGTGTTATAAAAAAACACCTTAGCCCCGTAGAATTCGTCTAACCATTCTACGGGGCTTTCTTTTTATACGAGATCAATAGACCGTCTTAGACTGAGAGCCTAGCCAAAATTAATTAGTTACACTCCTAACCAACGGCAGGTGTATTCGGGATTAAGAAGGGTTTTTATCAGGGTCGTAGGTGTGGACAAAGAATCAGCACCTACATAAAAAATACGCCAGTTGAGTAATTTCTTCTGGGGCTTTGATATACTGAGAGGAGTTAGTGAGTAATACCCGCCTCGTTATTAGGTATATTACCTACGTTAAGTCGTAGGGTAAGGAAGATTGGATATGAATTGTGCCAGTTAATACCTTGGATGGGTTCGCTGAAAAGCGGACTTGTCTGAAAAATTAAGAGAATGATTGATTAAGTTAATACCAAGGATGAGTAACAGGATAACAAGTGAACTACAGTATGACCTCGATAGAGGTTATCTGTCCAATGGAATGCAATACAACAACCAAGAGAACGTTCCCACAGGAGGGAGCTACTAAATAGATATGAATACATTCCAAAGATTAATTAAAGAAGAGATAAAGTGCGATATATGTGGTGGAGAAACCATGATCGGACTATACGGTGGAGGCTGGGATAACGACCGACTAATATGCGGTGATAAGGACTGCCAAGCTGAGATAGAATTCCCAACAAGCACGGAACACGAAGAACCAAACAACTAAATATATGAAAACAATAACAGAACTACAAGCATGGAAGGCTGGAAGTTTGTAAAAGATAAATAAAGATAAATGAAAATAGCAACAAATAAAACTTGCATTAACTGGTAACCAACATAGAATGACCAATAAATAGACAACAACCCATATAAACAAATAACAATATGAAACAAAACTTAGAAGCAACAATATACGATGAATATGAAAAACCAATACATGTCACTGGAGTTTTCATTAAAGGCATGGCAAGTAACAGTAGAGACTCACCAGATGATGAAGATGAACACTTCATTACTGGAGCTACAGACCACAACGGCTACGATGCCGAGTTGACCGCAGAGCAAGAAGAAGATGCGATGAAGGAATTTTACACACACTAAATCATGAAACATACAATAACAGCAGAATTACCAGAGTTGCCCGCAGCAGAGAAATGGATGAAGTGGGCAGAGAGAGAGTTAGGATCACCAAATAAGGGAGAAACTTATTTCTATGGCGGGGGTTGGATAAAGGCAACCGAGTATTTTTACCTCTCCGACTTCTACCCCACCACCCGCCAGATCCCGATGACCCACCAAGAGGTTTTCGAGGCTCAAGCCTACGAGGTAGGTGATACGGTCAAAGTGACTAGGATAGCTAAATCAGATGAAAATGACTGGGGGTTTTCATGGGTCTCTGAAATGGACGCTATGGTGGGTAATCTCTATGAGATAAAATCACGCCAAGAAGAATTAGGCTATGATCTAGGCGAATTCTACTTCCCCGCGTTCGTCTGCGAGAAGGTAGATCCAGCCAAGACAGAGCTAGAGGAAGAGTATAAAAAGCTAGAAAGACTTGAAGCGGAAGCTGATGAGGCACGCATATCTCTATCAATACAACTAGCAAAGGTTAAAGCACTAAGAAAGGAAAACAAATAATATGGAAGACACAGAAAAAGCAGTAGAAGCGATAGAGCCAGTAATGGACAAGCACGGAAGACACCAAGCAATGCTGGAAAAGCATAAGCTAGAGAAGATCGAACGCAGGGAAGACCATATCCACCCTAATAGGAAGAAGAAGATCCCTGCCAACAGCCTAATTTAAACTAACCCAAATAATAATACCATGGAAGCACATATAAAAGTAGGTGGTAACACCACAATCAAAGTAACAGGAGAGACAGCAGTTGATCTAATCAAGGCAGTATCTCAATTCTCACAGCTACCTACGTCATGTGGTCATTGTGATAGCAAGGATCTGGCACTCAAACACAGGACAGCAGGTAACTCAAACGAGTATTCCTACCTCACCCTGCATTGTAACGGGTGCGGAGCGGCGCTTGATATAGGTCAGCAGAAGACAGGCGGCGGGATATTCCCTACCTTCACACCGAAGGACGCTAACAAGAATCTGAAGGTGAACGTTAAAGGAGGGTTTTATAAATGGAAAGATCAACCTCAATCACAGTCTGGTAACTCAGCACCACAACAGCAGAGTCAGCCTGACTTGAATTCAGACCCGCCACCATTTTAACCAACTAACATGAGCCTACGACCACACAAGAAACACGCAAGTTGCAACGGAAAAGGTTGCGATGAGTGTGGTCAACGGGGCTGGATGTTCCCAGAGAGGAAACCACGTAAGGCAATGAAGAAGGCTAAGACTAGAATCAAACCAAGGTCAGTCAAGATGACAGCCAAGATGAAGACATACAACGTCCTACGTAAAGAGTTTCTTACTGATAACCCAGTCTGCCAATGCGTGATAGCAGGTAAGCGGTTGGAATGTTGCCAATATGAGGCTACAGACATCCACCACAAGAAAGGTAATCTAGGCGAAATGCGGAACGATACTCGGTATTGGATGGCTCTATGCCGTCTCTGCCACTGCCATATCGAGAAAGAAAGAACGTGGGCGATGGAGCATGGGTTTTTAATCAGTAGAAACAAATAATATTATGACAGAACCACAAGAAAACCTCGCTACTCCTGCGCCGATGAGGTCGAATACTGCGATTTGTTCGCCTTTTGTGGTCGGTGATCCCGTTGACATCTCTCGCTGGAATCAAGCGACGAATAAAGGGAGCGGCATCGGTGACAAGGGTAAAGTAGTCAGGGTCTGGCGGGATAATTCCTCGTCTGGAATAATGATAAAAGTAAGAGGCAAAGGGACTGTAGAAATTGACTCTCAATGGGCATCCCACCTTTAGGCGAACGCCTAAGCATAACGCCGCAAAAACCAAACAACATGAATGAAACTATGAGTATTGAAAAAGAAGAAAGCCCCGCTAAACCCTCCGACGTGGTAGCGGTCGATTACTGCGATTTGTTAGCCCTTGGAAAGGGTGAAGGTTTGACGCAAGCAGACCAAGCTAGATCTCTCAATTTAAAGGTAGGTAATACTATAATGGGAAGGGAATCGGATGATAATAGGTGGCATGATGTTAAACTAAGAGTCATGTGGATAGGCGAAAAGGTGGTTGTTTATTCTAGGATGTGGAGAAATAACCATGATCCAGATAAGTGGTATGATGAAGGTGAAACGGCTAATTTCTGTTTATGTGATAGATTATGGTATCTTTTATGCTAACGCTGAAGACATACACGAAGAGAGGAACGAACGGAGTTGATATGCTCTGATTTGTTCTACGCCGACAACACTGAAAAATTTATGAACTGGAAACAATACAAACGTAAAGGGCTGTCAGAAATGAGAGCATACGAAATCGGTGAGGACGTATCGCACGTCAGCATCAGCGACGAAGATCGCAAGAACGGGTCGCCAAAAGTAGGTGACATGATCGCACGCAATCCGAAAAACCAAGCTGACCAATGGCTAGTCGCTCGCAAATACTTCGAGGATAACCTAGAGCCAGCGTAGAACGTATTAGGATAGATACCACTGACTAACGACACAGAAAACAAAATTGACTCGGATCAGTGGTTATCTACTCCTGCTTGATATGCCCAGATAAACCAGAAAACTTATGAAAACGATATATAAATACGAGATACCAGCAAACAGAGATCCTATCAGGATGCCTATAAATTCTAAAATACTCACAGTGAAGTATCAAGGCGAGAAAATATGCGTGTGGGCTGAGGTAGATAAGAATGAAGAAATGTATGAAAGGTCTTTTGATGTGTTCGGGACAGGTCACGATATGAATGACAGCCCAGTGTGGAATAGAGAATATTTAGGAACGGTGTTCATGGCTGATCTCGTCTTCCATGTGTATGAGACTTTTTAGGTATATCGTATAAGCATAACGCCGCATCGAGTGGCATAGAATAGAAAAAAATATGGGAAATAAAGAAGAAATTAAAACAGGCGAACACGCCGTAGCGGTCGATTACTGCGATTTGTTAGATTGTCCTTTTTGCGGAAAGGTTGAGTCAGAAGATTACGACTTCCCTGCTACCATTTATAATGGGTTTGATGAATTCACAGATAAATATGAGCGTGGTAATCCGCCTTACTATATACAATGTGAGCATTGCTTGGGCAGAGGTCCCACGGCTGACAACCCTGTAGATGCTTCAAAATGGTGGAATGACCGCAAGACCTGTAAATCTTAATCTAACGTCTCAGCATACCGCCGAAAGAAACCAATCAACTAAACTACACAAAAACATGATAGAACCACGAGATACACAGCCAAAAATTAACGCGCCGATGAGGTCGAATACTGCAATTTGTTCGCCTGATTTAAGGTGGAGATTCCCTCGATTCATCAAGCTTAGAAAACCTTGTGAGTGCAGGCTCTGCGGTGAAATAATGCCTATAGGAGAAGCCGTTTGTAAATGGGTTACTTTCGATGATAGCCCTCAAACATGGAGATCTCACCCAGTATGCTATGATAAAACGCTAACAGATCGCTGGGACTCATGCGATTGGGAGAGTCACGCGCCTGGTGATGATTTTTAGGCGAACGCCGTAAGATAGATACGCCGTAGGCGTTATCTACTCTGATTTGTTCGTTTTGGATTTAATTTGAGAAAAGTGAAGAAACATTGAAATAGTGCTAGACATAAATCAAATCAAGTGCATAATAAGGACATGGAAATTCAAAACGTCATCAACTCAAAAGGCATTAATTCACTGGTCCTCATTAAGAACCCAGCAGGCGCATGGAATTTTGTGGGGAAAGTCCCCACTGAACTAGCTTATGTAAATGCAACACCTGAACAGATTAAAGCCGCCCAGTTTGGCGGAAGATTTGGACCGAAAACTAGAGTGTTTAAGACTAAGAACGAAGCAGTTTTATTCGCTTTTAAACACGATCAAATGATTAGCCAGATCGTAGGAGTGTAATGGAATACTTAACAATATATGAAATGATAGATCAGGCAAATGCTAGAATTAAGCAACTAGGAGGCGTTGAAATGAGAGGCGGTAAACGCAAAGGAGCGGGGCGAAAGCCTCGCGAGACCGCACGCAAGCAAGTCAATCTACGCCTTGAACCCGAGATGAAGGATAAACTAGATCGGATCTGCGAAGCGGAGGAAATTAGCCAAACCGAGATAGTCACACGCTGGGTTGACGCTCATGAGCTTTAAACGAACGCCCTTAGCATAGCCACCGCTGACACAAAAACATATGAATAAAACCAATACACTACTAGAGCCTAACGACTCCAAAACCCCGCCAGACCTCAGCCGTCAGCGGTTGGATACTGCGTGTTGTTCTCCTTTTTTGGAGGGAGTGCAACTAATGAAAGGCGATTGCCTAGAAAAAATGAAGGAAATTCCAGATGGATCAGTTGACATGATTCTGACAGATCCGCCTTACGGGACGACCGCTTGCAAGTGGGATTCGATTATACCACTAGACGCAATGTGGAAGCAACTGAAGCGAATTATCAAGCCTAATGGTGCGATTGTGATGACCGCAAGCCAACCGTTCACCTCAACCTTGATTTCTAGCAATATGAAAATGTTCAGGCAATCCCAAGTCTGGGATAAGAAGATGCCAACGGGGCACTTGAATGCTAAAAAGAAAATCCTTAGTAGGCATGAAGATATTGTAATGTTTTCGGATTCAAAGTTTGGGCACTTCACATACAACCCGCAGAAAACAAAAGGGAAACTCCGCAATAAAACACCCAAAAGGAAGGCGGATGACTATGAGGGCAGGGTGTATGGTAAAGTGAAACACGGTGGAGACAACTTCAACGCTGATTATTATCCCACCTCGATTCTCGAATTGAGCAACGCCAACCAAAGAGGCAAAGTCCACCCCACCCAAAAACCTGTTGCCCTCATGGAATACCTGATTAAAACCTACACCAACGAAGGCGAAACCGTCCTTGATTTCACGATGGGGAGTGGGACAACTGGCGTTGCTTGTGTTAATACGGGTAGAAATTTCATAGGCATTGAACTCGATGAAGACTATTTCCATATAGCATGTAAACGGATAGAACGTGAGACCAGCCAAGCGACTTTGAACCTTTAGGAGAACGTCTAAGGATAGCCACCACCGACAGACTCAACCGAAACAAACAATAACCAAACAACCAAGCAGGACTGCCACGCCATAGGTGGTTGGCTACTCCTGCTTGATATACTAACTAACAATATGGAAGACCACGAAAAATTACAATCCCCATCAAGGCACTCATTGCCAGAGCTATTCCGCGCCTT